CAATAGCGACAGAAAATCTATTCGGACTAATAAGCATAACTTCGTTTTGTTGACCATTATTTTCCAAAGAAACAACTAATTGTCCCTGAGTAGAGTTAATAGTAGAATTTAAAATTTTTGATTTTAATTGAACATAATTAACTTGGTTATTTACAGAATTTTTACCAGAAAGATTAATAACAGCAGCAACTGAATTAGCTAGTGGTACAGTGGAAGGTCTATGAAATAATGTAAGGGTAGCTGGATAGCAACTGTTTTTATTATCTAGTCTTATGCCATCAACACATCCATTATTATTAATGTGTAGGGCAGCAGCTGGTTGTAGTCCTGATGGTATATTGATACCTAGTTTACCAGCAGGGTCGAAATGTAGGTTTTTTGTTGGTAAGCCACGAACAATAAAATTACCAGATCCATTTAGATTGTTAAAAATGGTGTCACTATGATTAGATAATGGAATAATATCTAAGGCAGTATTGACTGTATTTCCTCCAATTAATAAATTGGGTTCAACATAATATGCAGATAATCCATCAAAACCAGATATGGCATTAAATTGTAACGATAATGGATCTCCTCCTGGATAGCCTTGTGGTCCGATACTAAGAGGCATCATTCTTCTGGGTATTGACTTGGAAGATCTAGGTTCTTTATCTTCTTGTATTGTGACCATATTATTAACTAACTCTATCCAGCCATAGCCAGTAGAGGCTAATCTGGTATATGGTTTAGCAGAAGAGAGGAGGAGATGGTCTTGACCGTCGATAGAATCGTTTACCGATGGATAAACAACCACCAAGTTATTGGAGTCTATGGTTTTAAATTCAACAATCAGTCCTTGGTTATCAGCTGCTAAAGGAAGATTAGCAACAACATCATTGAGTGTATTATCAATATAATATGTTGTTTTAATTGTGTCTACATCAAAATCACTGTTTTTTGTTATGATATTATTAAAGCCGGTATGAAAATTATACTGATTAGGTATAACACAAAAGGATGGATCTGATAGATTGGAGAAAGCTACGGTTTCATTCTGGTTAGAAGAGGATAAGACCTTTTCTCTGCGAACAATTAGGAAGCTATCAACTGCAAAAACCTGTCCTATTCCAATTTCCCATTCTGAATCTAAGTTTTTATTGATGTTTCGAGCCAAGTAAGAAATTGTTTTACCAACATCTGATGACGATAAGGAGTTGTATCCCCCTATGCCTGCGCCAATCACAAAATCATTATTAACACAATGAAATTTGCAATATACATTATCAATTATATTAATGGGATTATTTATCATAATATTTTACCTTGGTTAGTTATGCGTCACCTGTTCTATCCATCCATTGTTTCTTTGAGTCTTGTCTTGCTCCTTCTCGACCCATTTGTCCAGCAGACTGGGCTATTGGCATCATACCAGCCAAACTTTGTTCGATAACTTGATTAGCATTGCCAATATTAACATTACCTCCAAGAGTTAGCGTAGGTTGGGCATTTGCGATGTCTTGTCCAGCAGATGATATTGTATTAGCGCCTTCTACCACTCTTGATGCTCCTTGATTAAATACGGCCCCGCTCTGTTCAAGTCTACTAGCAAATTCATCAACCCAGGCCGGTTTAGCCATAACTGGCTGACTCTGATTTGCTGATGTACTGGTTAATACACCGCTCTGAGACGACATATTAGTTATATTATTATTAACCATTCCAGCGTCTTTCAGATACTTAGGTTGAACAATTCCTCCATCGGCCAGATACTTTACTACTCCTCCATGAGCATAATGGCCACTATTAATAGCATTTAATACTGGCATAAATCTCTGGGCTGATTGGCGATTAACAACAAATTCTCCGGGTGTTAGCATTGCTGGAACACTATCGCTACCAAACTGTTTAGCTTCTATTAGGGCTCCATTACTAGCATAAACTATACCTCCAGAAGCTTTGTTTTGTGGTGTTTTTTCTTTGTTTGGGAATGCATAGTTATAGCCAGCTGGTAATCCTGCTCCTGTCGCCAAGGTAGTCAAGCCTTTTTTGGTTCCTAGCACAGAACCAAGAAACCTAGAAACTGGTCGAACTAGTGGTACATTATCTCCAATAAATTGTCCATAACTTGCTACTTTTTCTGCTGTCTCTTTTGATAATTTACCTCCTCCTAACTTAACACCTCCTACTGTAACTTCTCCAGAAGATATGCTATCCAACCAAGCTGCAACTTTTTTACCAGCTACACGAGCATTTGTTTTTGTCTTTGGTGTCTTTGCTGCTGCTGTTGTCACTTTTGGTACTGTTGCCGTCTTTGCTGCTGTTGCCGTTGTTGGGGTTGCTGGAGAAGGGACGGGTATTGTTGTTGCTCCTGTCGTGGAAGTAACAGAAGATGGTACTGGTTGACTAAGAAATGTTGGGGAAAGATCAGCAGGTAATTCTATAGGAGCACCAAATGGCTGGTCATTGCTCATAAGGTTTCTGGTCTGTAATTCATTTAACTGAGTCGTAGTAGGGCCTGATGGTGGCTGTGAAGCACCATTCCATGATGACGGCTTTGTAGGATTATTAAATCCTGTTGGACTTGTACCTACTAGTCTGGTTCCGTTACCTCCTGTTGGAATATCCATCAATGTTGTTGGTTGCTGAACAGCAGATGGTGAGGTTACTGGGGGTTTTGGTGGAAATTCTCCTACTATTGATCGACTAAGTCCTTGGTATTCAGGTTTTCCATTTAATACATTATCAACTCTGCGATTATTATATGCAAATTTATTATTCTCTGTGGTACTAAATTTTCTTACATTAGGCTTGCTAGTGAATAATCCAAAACCAATTTCTTCGAAAGCTGCCATAGTAGCTGCTGTATATGTTGTCTGAGACAAGTTTTCTGCTCTTTCGTAACTTGTTCCTAGGCCAGGAGCTAAATCTTCAGCTTGTTCTTTTTGTTTTTGGAAAGTAGTATCAAATTGTTGTTGTTGAGCTTGTTGTTGAGTAGCATAAAAGGTTGACTGAGGAGAACTTTCTCCATAAGTCATAGCTAGGGCTGGATCTACTATATTTTTACCAACTCCTCTCGCTGCTCCTAGCTGAACTTGAGTAAGTCCTAAATTGGCTGTTTCGAGAGCGGAATCTCCAAAAGCTCGTAACATAGCTTGTCCTTCGGACCCTGGTAGCGTAATCGCTGATGCTCCATGAGCTATGACTCCAACAGTTGTGCCTGCTGCTGCTTTAGCAGTTCCGGTAACAACCTCTCCTGTTCCTATGGCTGTTTCTTTTGCTCTGTCTGCATAAGCACTAGATTCTTTAGTCAAAACTGTTCCTAATGTTGCTCCTTCTTCAAAAGCTCCGGGTAAAGACTCAACATATTGTGAACTACCTAGCAATGGGAGACTCTGATTTCTCATATCCATCATTTTTGCGGCAGTAGAATCGGTCTTTGCCTTGGTAGGTATTTCAACATCTGTCTCATAACCTCTTGGTATAACTTCTCTTTGCTGTACTGGAACACCTAAAGATTTCTGAAAATAATCTAATCTTGCATAATCTTTTGCGCCCATCCCTTTCTGCGCGCGTTTTCTTAATCTTAGATATTCTTTTTGTTCTGTTTCGGGCAGTTCCATGTATGCTACTTGTGCTTTGTCTCCAACATTGCCTCCAAAAATATTCTGATCTGCTCCTATCAATTTTCTTTTTTCGTCTTCGGCTAATCTAGCATCAGCACCTAAGGCTTCTCTGTTTTCTTTTAATTTTTTGTCCATCTCTGGTCCACTACCAGATCTAAGAACAGTAGCAGCTCCAGCGACGGTTTCGGTAATAGGTAATACAACTCCAGTCATTACCTGGTCGGCAGCTTTATCTATTGCTCCAGGCAATCCAGGAGCATATGGTCCTTTTACTTCTCTATCTTTTTCTTTCTTTGCTTGTTTATCTTTATATTCTGGACTTTGAGTATAATGTGTGGAGGGGGCAGCTGCATCCTTCCATTGTCTACGAGAATATGTTGGATCTCTATCCATTAATTCTTTTTCTATAGCTCTTCTAAAATCTTCTGTTTTCCATCTTTCTTTTGTCGGCGTTCCAGATTTCATTAATCTACGATAAGCAGAATCATAAGCATTAACATCCCAAGCTCCTTCTCTAGCTATAGTCTCCAAAAGTTTTTCTTTTCTCATTTCCGCTCTATCTGCGTATGCCAAATCTAATTGGCGTTGTCTTTCTCTCTGTAGACCAGCAGCTGTTGGTGTTGGTCCTCTATAGGTCGTAGAATCTGTGGCTGGTGCGGGTTTTACTTCTTTTTGTTCTGTAGCTTCTTTTTCTTTCTTTGTGTCTGATGCTTCTTGATTAGGCGTGGGTGTTACTGGCACAGGTACTGTGGCACTGGTTCTGGATTCAACTCTTGAGGCATTTTCTGTTTCTTTAGTGGTCTCAGCTTCGTTTTTAGCTGTGGCTGTTGTTGGAGTGGTATTTCTTCCTAGTGCTTTGTCCAATAAATCTTTAACCATAGAACCAGCTTTAGCGATATATGCTTTTCCATTTTGAGCGAGGTGCTTGCCAAGTTCCTGATCTCTGGTTAACATTGCTAGTTGTGCTTTTATGTTTTCCTCAGAAGCTTTAGTTTTTGCTTCATGTCTAGCTAAGAACGCTACGTCTTGTGGAGATAATGAGTCTTCGCCTTTTAATTTTAGTCTATCTTTTAATGTTTCATATTTCTTATTATTTATCTGAGTCATCGCCCGCTCTCTGATAGCATACATATCAGGAGACATTAATTGTTTAGCCATTTCTTCTTTTTTATCAGGATCAGAAATAGTTCCTAAAATTCTTCTGTCTTTCATGGACAAAGATCTAAGACTTCTAGTTACATCTGCTGAATTTCTCTCAGTATCGCTTATTTTACCATCAAGATTAGGATCATAATTAACTCCGTCAATAGTTGAGCTGGCTAAGGCTTCCATACTAGATTGGTATGAATTTGCCATGCTTTGTTGAGCCATCATATTCGCTTCACCAACAGGATATCCTTGTCTTAAAGCATTTTCTCTGGCACGAAAACCCTCTCTACGAGCAGCTGCAATTGCATCTCTCTGCTGTTTCCTTTCTCTATATTCGTCTTGTCTCTGTTCCTTGGCTTGTGCAAGATATTCCTCTCTTGCTGCTTTTCTTTGCTGAAATTGCGCTTGTCTTTCTTCTTTAGTCTGTTGTTGAGCCATACCACCACCAGCTAAATAAACCACACCACCTTCACTAAAACCCTTAATTCCTCCATTGTTAATGGCTTCTAGTAGGGGAAGATGCTCTTGTGTGGCTCGTCTGTTTATAACAAATTCGCCAGGGGTAAGCATTGCAGGAACAGTGTCAGTACCCCTAGGCTCAAAATTAACTAAGGTTCCTTGTGAAGCATAGATCATACCTCCGGTTTGTCTATATAAAGGGGCCTTGTCTTTATAGTAATCAAAGTCTGGTAAATCAGTATTAAATTTTTCTTTTCCTCCAATGTGCTTATATCCTGCGCTAGCATCTTGATATAAAGCATCGTTCTTTACGGCTTCTAGTTCGGTTAATCTGGTATCATAAGATTTTGGTTCGCCAGAAGCGGCGTCAGTAACATCTGCTGTGCCCTGTTCTGTTAAATAGTCAGAACCAAGCCATCCACCGCGTCCTCCACCATACCAGCTCTGCAAATCAGTTAAAGCAGTACCAAACATGGCTCCGGTTTGAGGACCAAATAATAATGAGTTTGTACCAGGATCTCTTGCTGTTGGTACAGCACTAATGAATTCTTGAATTAGCCCTTTTCTAGAATCTCTATTAGGAAATTCATTATATGGATTAATGGCTAGATTAAATAGTTCTTGATAAGTTTTAGGTAACTGTTCTGGACTTATTTCTTTAGTCTCATTGGAGCTAGAACCATCATTATTGATTTTAACTCCCTTTAGCTCGTTTTCTCTTTGTCTTTTTTGGTCTTTGGTAAATTGTTCAGTACCAACACCTGCCATTCTAACACCCATACCCAAAGACTGGAAAAGCTCGATTGCTTTTCTATTCATTGCAGGATCGCCTTGAGGAGTTTGATTTTGGAAATCTGCTTTACCAAAAAGACCCATTAAGGAACTAGTATCTCCATCAGAAATAGCTTTGAATGCGTTAGTTGCTCCATACAGATTAGTTAATCCTGCAACTGCTTGATCTCTATAGGAGTCGGGAATTCTGCTCATTACCTGATTTATTCTTTGTACTTTGCTATCAAACACCTGGGATAAATTACCCATGTATGCTCTTAAAGTACCCAAGTCTACATCATATATGCTCTTATACTGACTATCAAGAGTAGGATGAAACCATCCATTACCAAGAATGTCTGGTAACTCAAATTGACCACCAGAGCTAAATAAGCTTTGAGCACCCAGTATCATAGCCAAAGAAGCACCAGGATATTGTTTATCCTCTAACGATTCTGCATCGTTTGTGCTATTCTTCATTTTCTTCTTGGCTTGATCTTTAGAGTCCTTATTTAATTTACTACTAATTGCTTTAGCAGACGATCTTAGGTAGTCTCCTATTCTCAATGAAATTGTACCGTTATAAGCTTCTCTGAAAGAAGTAAAATCTCCGAACGCTGTGGGCTTAAGGAAATCTGCTCTTATATCTACTGTTTTGTCATTTATTCCTGTTTCCAGTGCCTTTGTTCTAGAGTCTTCTATGCCGTATTGCTTTAATGAGTCAAAATATTTATTAACAGCAGGATCAGCATTCAAAAGATCCCTAACCTGACTAATAGGCTCATTATTTTTCATCCCAGCATCTCTTATAAATAATTTGCTGGCTTTTTCTTTTAGGTTTGCAAAAACAGACAACTCACTCTCCACAGGCTGAACCCAATATACCTTTTCATTTGGAGCAATGCTTGATGAGCCACCAACACCAGCACTATTAGTATATTCTAAGTATGATAAATCGTATGGTAATTTTACATCTGGTTGTTGTAGTAAAATTTTGCCAGTATTTTGTTTACTAGATCCTACTCCACCTAGCTTGTCTTTATTCTGTTCGACCTCTGCGTTCATGGCCTTTTGAGCTGATTCTGCAAATTCAAAATCTCCTCCGCCTATCCAAGCAAATTCTTTAGTTGGTCCAGTTAGTAGTCCATTTTCTTCTGGGGTAATATTAATGGCTCTCTTAGCTGGGTCTTTACCGAAATATTCTAAATCTCTAAATTTGTCGGTATGTTTGGTCATGTCTTCAATATCTTTAATATACTTATTATTCCAATTATCTAAAGAAGTACTATAAACTACTAATGCGTCTTCTGATGTGAAAGGCTCTAAATCTATAGAGTCTCCCTTAAATACTTCTGATACTATTGTTCCTTTGTATATCTTGTCTAGTTTAGCATAGAATGATGCCGCTTCTATATCTTTATCAGACTTACTCTTTGCCTGATCTGTAAGAAGATTCTTTTTGGCCGTTTTTACACGATCAAATATCTGGAAAAGTCTATTTACATAATCTTGTTGATCTGTTATCGGTAAAGCAAATGGGTTTACGCCAAGAGAAGCTCTTATAGAAGACATTTTTGAAGAAGTTTCGCCAACATTAGAAGCAAATAAACTTTTATAAATACCACCCTCTATATAATAGTCTGGAAGACTTTGCTGATTAACGTCCTTATCAATATCTCCATAGAACGGACCAAATTTAGCATCAGATAGCGAATGAGCCAAAGAATCAAATTGAAGCTGAGCTGTATATCCTCCAGCTGTAGTATTAGTAACAGTGACCTTGGGTTTAAAATTACCACTAAGCTGTTTGGCTTTTTGCATGGTCGGATAAAAAATGGGACCATCGCCCATATTGTAGAAATCGTCCTTAACCTCAAAAGAAGAAGGCAAGTTAGATTCCAGCTCCTCTAGTCTCTTCTGGTATGCTTCTATCTTATTCTTTTCTATTTCTTTACTTTGTTGTCTTAATACATCCGCTTCAGCATTATCGGCATCAACAACAGTCATCATACTAACTGGTCTTACAGACCCAGGCGATCCAGAAGACGACGAATAAAGCCTATTATCCGCACCTCCAGAAACTCGAAGTGTTTTAGTAGTAGCAGATATTGGCTGTCCTGCTCCTAACATATAACTATCTGTAGAAAATTCTTTAGAGCTTCCTTTTTTGTATGAGAAAGAATTATTAGCAAGTTCCGAAAGAGGGAATGATTGTTTGGTTTGGAAAAATGGCATAACCTGAACATTATCATATCCAATCATCATTTTGGTGTTATTCCATGTTCCAAGTACCGGGTATTCTTTATCTGTTACTGTTGTACCAGAAGAACCAAAATCAGATTTAGAAATATTGGAGACATACCCACCATCAGCATAATAACTTGTTTTACCACTATTAATACTATGTAATAATCCTAAATTGTTTGCTGTTGCTGTTCTATTAACAACAAATTCGCCAGGAGTTAACATAGCAGGAACGGTATCTGTTCCCTGTGGCTTGAAATCAACCATAGTGCCAGCAGCTGCGTATATTACTCCTCCTAATGCTTTTGGTTCAGCAACTGTTACTGGAGCGCGAACGCCTTTGGCAATATCGTCTAATTGTTCTTTATTAAAATTAAGAGTTACGCCAGTTAAGGCAGTCTTAATCGCATCCGCTGTTGTCTTAGCAATATCATTAGCTAGTTCACTATTAATTTGAGCTAGCATCTCGTTAGCTTGAGTTTGAACATCAATAGCTTGTTGATAAACTTTAATAGCTTGCTGGGTTTCATTATCAGATTCAGGATTGCGCAAGGCGTTGAGTATTTCTTTAAATTGAGTACTGACTCCCACACCACTATCTTTTAACATGGACTCTAATACATTAGCTTTGATATTATTAGCTTGTTTACCGTCTCCTAATAATGGAGTAATATCATTTAGTGTGCTGAGAGTGTCTCTTCTTTCTTCTGCTGTTTGTGGTACAACTTGTCCAGCACTCATTCTTTGCAAACTAGTAAGAGACTTATTAAAGTTAAATAGCTCTTCTGGTCCACTAGTAACTAGTTTTTCAATTAGTCCTACTTTGCCCTGTTGTTTACGTTGAGCCTCTTGAATTGCGTTTAAAGCAGCTGATGCGGCAGATCCCGATTCTGCCAAAACTTTTAGTGCTGCACCAGTTTGTCTTAGTTGAACATTTGTTTGTTTTAGTGCGTTTTCATTATTAATAACGTTTTGAATAGCATTCTTATTTCCGCCAACACTCTCATTTTTAGATAATTTAACTTCTGCTTCTTGTCTTTGTCTCTGACTATTAAGATCATCCATGCGATTACGAATATCTGTTGGACTAGTTAGTCCTCCGGTCATGCCCCCAACTTTCTGGTCCCTTAATTTAGTCCCAATATCTGCTCCATAATTTTTACCCAAAGCTTGTCCTAAGCTCATAGCTCCTTCTATAGCAATATCATTAGCTTTTCTTCTTAAATCAGCAGCTTGCATTTCCATATCAGCTGATCTATTTAATGCTTCAGCATAATTGTTTAGATTATTTTGCCAGTTTTGTAGAGCTGCAACAGAAGCGTTTTGTGCATTTTTAGCAGAGTCGATGGCATTCTTAAGTCCGGGTATTCTGTCTGTTAATTGATCAATATCAATCTTTTTTGTTCCTTCTTTCCTAAGATCTCCAACAGCGGAGGCTATTTCTTTAGTAAGTTGTTTTGATAGATCTTTTGGTAAAGATAATCCACTAACTTGATCTCCTATTGACTTTTCAAGATCCATAACGATTTTAGTATCGCTAGCTCCAGGATTTTTGGATATGGTGGAGTTGATCGAAGACAATAGTGATGTTTCTAATTTTTCTCCTAATCCAGACAAACCGGATACGATTTGAGAATCAAAACCGAAAATGGATCCTGCCTTATTATTGGCTGAATCGACACGCTCTTGAGAATAAGCTTTGGGATTTTTAAGGACTTCGAGTGATTCAAGTTCGGTGTTGGTGCTATTCTTGCCACTTCCTGTCATAGCAGCAACATTAGAATCTAAAGCATTATTAAATTTTGCAAGTTCGGCATTGGTTCTATTTACAGAAGCTTCCATATTCTCAAATAGTCTCTTAAAGCTCATGGTAAAAGATCTAGAGGTTTTTTCTAGATCAGCAGCTGCTCTGGCCCTATCCGATGCTAGCATCATCTTAGATATTTCTTTATCTGCATGAGCTCTTATAATAGCTTCTTTAGCTGCTTCTCTATCTGCAGCTGTTCTGTAGGATGTAGAGTTATCGATAGCTAATATTTGTTCTTGAACAGCAATATTAGATAATGCTATATTTTTAGCGAGGCTCGCGTACTCTGGGGATGCTTTAACGTCAGAAAATGTTTGTCCGGCTCGCCCCTTAACTTCAATTAATTGTTTTGACTGAGTAGCTATTTCTGAGTATTGTTTGGCGTTAGTTTGTGCTTGTTCTGGTATCATAGCAGCAGTATATGCTCTTCTTTGAGAGGTTCCACCAAAAACATCTAAAGAACTCAGATATGCTAATGTTCCTTCTTTTTCTAAAATCTTAGATCTATCGACAGAGTCTTTTCCTCCACCCATAATACCCATACTATCAAGTAAATTAACAAAAAAAGCTTTTGGTACAGTTTGATCTATATTGGTGGATGCTTCGGCTTCTTTACCAGCAGTTACTAATTTTTCTGATACTTGTCTTTGAGCTGCTAAATCTTTGGCATCTCTTCCTAGGGCCTCAAATCCTGAAGCTGTACCTTCTAAAGCTCTTTGTATATTTTGACTTCTTAGATTTTTCTCAAATTCTATAAAAGCGTTTCTTCCATCTTTGAATGCGGTAGCTAAAGCGGCTACAGCAGCACCGGCCGCTACGAAAGGAGCAAAAGGGCCCGTCTTGGCAGCAAGTTGTAGTCCTGCGCCAAGAGTAGATGCTGCTCCTTGAGCGCCAGCATAAGTTGCTGCTCCTTGAGAAGATGTTGGATCTCCCATGGCTTTTTGTACTAATCCAGGAGCTGCTGCAATACCCATATTAAGGGTGGTCATGCCTCCCATTTTAGCAAATGCTTGGCTATATGCTCCTCCCTTGCCACTTATAAAGTCAGAAACATTGCCTCCAAATTTTCCAGCACGGCTTTCTGAAAATCGCTTAGCAAGATCTGGGGCCATTTCCGCCATAACTCCAAATCTTTGACCTTCTCTACTTGCTATAAATTTTTGACGGTCTAGTGTTTTTGCTCCAGCACCACTACCAAACTCTCTTTCTAAAGTGCCAACGTCAACACCAAGCTGATCAGCCATTCTTTGCATTGCTATTTTCATAGCCTCCGCTTCTTCTGGAACATCTCCCAAAGATTCTATCATCTTCTTTTGTGCGGCATCTAGATCTCCAGCAGCAAGAGCGTTAGCTACGGCTCTGGCATTTTCGTCCACGTTTTCTAATGTTGGATTCAAATCCCTCATGCTTTTAGCAATAGCTTCAACTTCTGCATCTAATCTACTTGTAGCATCGGCTAGTCTTGTGTTGGCAGCATCTGCTTCAGGAGTACCGGCTGTGGTAGCAGCTACATCAGCTTTAGCTTGCTCTAGAGTATTACCCAGACCAGATAACTTATTTCTTTTTGTAGATAAATCATAAGCCATTTCCTGCTTTCTACCAGCATATTGATCTTTGTCTTGAATTTGGTATGCTGACTGACCCAATTGTTTAGCCAATCCATACTTATATGAAGCTGTTGTTGTTCCTTCTTTTCTTCCTTTATATTCAAAGAATTTATCGTCTTGTTGTCTTTTATCCTGTAGTTCTGCTGAGGTCAATGATCTATTCTTAACGTCTTGTGTGGTTTTAGCATCTCCAAATTTTGCTGATTTATCTGTCTCAGCCTCTTCTTTAACTCTGGTTGCTGTATCCAGCTTTCCCTGGGCTCTTCTAATGGCTTTATTTTCAGTTTCAAAACGATCCTTACCTGTAGAAGTAGTATAGTCTCCCTTTTGTGCTTTTTCAATAACCTGTTGTTTTTGACTATCATTTAGATCTTCAAATTTTGTACCTCCAAATGAATAGCCTTTTAGCTTATCAACTAAGTTTACTTGAGCGGCATTTAAAGTGTCTTGTCTTTGTTTTTGTGCTTTAGATGCGTCATCTACGGTCTTAGACAAATCGGTAAACTCTTTACTAGCTGTTTCTATCTCTTTATCAAGATCCTCTAATGTTTTTTCTACTGCTTTAATTTTTGATTCTAATAATACTTTAGCTGATCCTGTCTCTGTAGAAGCTTGTTTTTTGAGCGTATCCAGTTCTGCTGTTTTGGTTTCTTTTTCTTCTTTCTTACTAATAATATAGTCTGTAGCAGTTCCTCCTGTGGCAAATTTTTGAATCCCAACAGATCCACCAGAACTAAAGCCCAAAGCTTTTGTTGCAGCTTCGCGGATAATAAAGCTACCAACTGGTAAGGTCACAGGGATGCTATCGCTGGTACCAGTTCCTGGTCCCTTAAATACACTGATTCCTCCATCAGAGAATCTACTCATTCCATTACGATCAGCTTGATTCATGCGATTTAATGTACTGTAACCAATTCTCTTAGCTACTGTTGGTGGAACATAAGCTTCGCCATTACTGACTAAAGCTGGGACAGTGCCTCCGCTAGCAAATTTTGGAGTGCGAGCACTAAAGTAAGATAATGCCATTGCTCTAGAGTCTGGCTTAGTTGAAGGTCTAACAACATCTGGACCATTTATTAAATTAGGACTCTTACTATAGCCAGACTGTAATATCCATGCTGGATCAGTAGCTGGTGGCCATGTCTCTTCTTTGCCATATAATTTGGGATCTATTAAAGAATCATTGCGGGTCCATTCTGATGGTTTTAATGGAGTTTTCTTTACATCTGATCTATTATTAAAATAATATTCCCATACTTTTTTAGCGTCTCCACTTACCATAGATCGATCTGATGTTAGCATTGCTCCTTTTTCAGTAGCAGCTTCCATTAACACATCATATAGTCTGGGTCCATAACCACTAGTAGCACTAGATAAGCCAACATAGTATAGATTATCTCTCATCTTATATGCTGTAGCATAACCTGATCTAGTATTATCCTTAAAGTATCCAGCATTAATCATTGTACCATCTTCGGTGATACTAATTTTACCGTACTTTTTTTCTTTTTTCTGTTCAGGTTCAGCAACTCCGCCAATAGCAAGTCCTCTAGCATTTTTTATATCAGTTCTTGCTTGAGCTATCACTTCTAAAGCAGAGGGTCTATAGCCTATGTCGTTATTTTTATCTCTTAATGAATCAGCTAATGCTCTCAGGTCTGGTCTTAATGGCTTGGTCTGTGGCATTAACTGCTTTGCCATATCAGAAGGATTTGTTTTGATTCGAGCTTTTTGTTCTTCAAGCATTCTTCTTCGAGCTAAATCTTTTTCAAATTCTTCCCTGGTGAAATCCATCATCTTAGCGTATTCGTAGGCTTGTTGAAATTGACCACGACTTAAACCACTACTTTTTTCTAAATCATATACCTCTGGTCCCAACTTTTTGGAGATAACCTTATCCTTAAAAGGACTCTGAGTTGGATTTTCCATAAACTCTTTATCAACATCAACTCCTCTTGAAGGCCTACCACCAGCGCCAAATTTTTGTATTAATCCACCTAAATTATATCCTCTGTTTTTACGCCATTCTTTTTCGTCTCTGGTACGGCCTTCATAATCTCTAACTATACGACCGTCTTTTCTTAACGCGCTTGCAATTCTATCCTCTCTGGCCATTTGTGCACCGGCGAACTTATCCTGAATAGCAGATGGGGGCGCTTTATATGGCTTTAATAATGGGGGCATAGGAATAGAACCTTCGCCCATTCCACCAATTTGCCACTGTTCGCCATAACCCCCAGGAACAGGGATTTGTTTCATAAACTGTTCTTCAGTAAAGCCAGCTTTAATAATGTCCTCTAAATTGTACTTAAAGCCACCTCTCTGAATCAGCTTGGGGGCTTGATCTGGAGATCCCCCTTCGGACAATCTGACCATACCACCCATAGCATATTTTTGTCTTTGAATTCCAGCACCAGCTAATAGTTCAGTTAAGGTAGAATCTAAAATCCCTTGTAAATTTTGATCCAGCTGTGGTGCTTTTTCTATTAGGGTTGTTAAGAATTCTTCTTTACCATTATCTTCCATTCTATTAATTTTTTCTTGAGTTATCCCAAACTTTTCACCTGATTGGAGTAAAGCTTCGTTTACTTTAGGATTTATTGGCCTATACTCTCTGGCTCTTTTAGCAGCTGTGCTTTGGGTATTTAAAACAGCAAGATTTTTTGTTAAATCTTCAGGAATAGGAGTAGCACCCCTAGAAGAATCAAGATTCTGACGATAATAACTTGAAAGTACTTGACTTAAATTGTTTGACTTATAACTTCTTCCATATACAACATCAGCACTAGTATATCCACCTCCCGCTGTCAAGGAGTCAAAAGCATCGGCTAAATCGTCATTATCTCCAGAAAATAAAGAAGATACTCGACTTCTATATTTATCAAAACTTTCTGCTGATCTTGTTCTTAATCCTTCAAATAACTGATGGGTCATTTCATGATATAGTGTGCTATTCTTGGTATCACTGGAGTATCCCATAGAAGGAGCAAAACTAACAGTTCCACGACCAGTAGCTGAAGAAACACTATTTTGTTCAGTAAGTGCTGACTTTTCTGCTTCACGTTTTAGGTCTTTTAATCTAAAGAATCTATTTTTAAGACTATCTAACTCAATATAAGCTTTCTGAAATGCATCGCTATCAAAAGAGAAACTACCATCATCAAAAGTTTCAGTAGGAGTTTTTCTAATCTTTTTTATTTCTTTTTCTTTGGCTGTTATCAGTTTGTCTAATCCATAAACTTCTTGCTTTTCTTTTTCTCCATAGCCAAATTTGGAAAGATCATAACCTTCGTATGGCCTAACTCCAGCTGCTCCTTTTGAGAATTCAGCGGCGGCAAACATCCCGAGACCTCCTCCTCTTTTACTTGCTCCAAAATCCAGTTGTAATGGTAGCGCCGTAGCTAAGTCTTCTTGTGGTAGTCCTACAAACTTAGCAAAATCTGACATTCTCGCAAATAAAGAGTCGCGACTAATTTTTTCTTTGAATGATGACGCAAATCTTTCTCTGTCGAACGGCTGTTGAAAAGACTCTTTTACTTTCTCATCATCAATCATTATCCTTTCATCTTTAGGATTTTTGTCCCATGCTAATTTAGCTCTTGATCTTTCACTAGCTGAATATTCTTCTTCAGCATATTTTTTTGATATTCTTGATGGAAATGTTGTTTCTCCAGTTCCAAAAACTTCTTTTGGTTTTTTGGTTTTGGCTGCTTTTGGTTTCCTGGCTTCGTCTGCTACTCCACCAGCCATAAAGTTTTGTACTTCGCCACCTTCAGCTAATGCTTTAACAACTTCTTTTTGAGTTTTTGCTTCTTTTAATTGTTTTGGCTCTGGTACTCCGTTGATAAGTCTAAAATATCTTTGAAATTCTTCGATAGCATCACTCCTACTATCGCTATTAATTGTTCTTTTAACTTCCGTGGGCATGGTTGGAGATATACCAGGAAATAGTTCAGCAGATTCTCCCAGACCATCTGGATAGTCTATTGGTCGGGTTCTAGTACTAACATTGTCTAAGTTAGCCCATAGTCTAGCTAGAGCCTGTTCAATATATGCTCCTTCAATATTACCCTGGCCTAATGTTTCGAGTTGGTCTTTGGTAAGAGACCTTAAAGATACCGGCCCTGTTTTGGTTTTAGATGCTAATCCAGAAGCCAAGAGTTCTGATCCTTGTTCGGCATGTCTCTGAGCTGCCTTAATCTCTTCTTCGTATTTTTTACCCAAGCCTCTTTCTAAAATAGAAGCAGTAACAGAAACATCTTCGCCAGCAGCATTTTTACCCAACATCCATGTAAATGGGCCAGATAGTCTTTCGTGTCCGATTGGCAACATACCAACTAATCCAACCATTTTGGATTCTTGAATAGCCTGAGACAGCTCTTCCGTTTTAGCTCCAGTACGAGCATTGTATTGTGTTTCTAGCCATTCTTTTACAGCAATATATCCTGCTGTTTTATCTTCTGATAGTCCAGGATACGTTTGTCTCCAAACCTTTTTTACTATACCTGGATCTATAGTTTTACCTGCGAAAATACCAAATGTTGGATCAGAGGGGATTGGTAGATTTAGGAAGGCTCTAGTGATTGTCTTGGAATCTGTTGGTAATGTGCCAGAACCCTTTGGCGCTGCTAATTGTTTAGTTACATTTTGTTTAATGCTCTCTAATAGAGAAGATTCTGGTGCTTCCGTACCTTCTGGTAATAATGACTTTACTCTATCTCCAATATGAGATCTAGCGTCTTCTGCTGATATGGTAGCAGCCGTTGTTGCTGATCTGCGAGAAGGATCAATACCATAAATTTCAGGATAGGTGCTCGCTAATTGACGAATAATACTGTGTGATTTAGCTCCAGAAGCAGACTTCTTAAAAGCGTCTCTATCGTCTCTAATTGCTTTAACTTGTGCTGCAATCTCTGGGTGTTCTGCTTTTAGTTTTTTCGTAATATTAGTATATGGACCACCAGGAGCATTAGCCAATATATCGTCTGCTTTTTGATTAGCTAAAATTTTATTAATTTCAGCTATTTTATTAATTTCTTCTAATAAAACAGGAACCATTACTGATCTATTTTTAAGTTGAGGCTGATTGCCTTTCAGTATAGCTCCAATTTCAGGATTAACTATTTTATCAAGTTCGGCATAATTTTGACTAAATAATAATTCTCTTACTGTAGTAGCACTAATATCTTCTATTCTTGGAATATCAGTAACCTCAATTCCTGCTCTATCGTATTTTCCTAAAGCTCCCTGTTCTTTCCCAGAAGTAATAGCCATAGCTCCTTTTAGTCTAGCAAATTTTCTACGATTATTTTTACTAGGAACTTCCATGACCTTAGGGAGTATTCCGCCGGTAGGCTGAGTATCACTAGATATCATTGCTCCTTTAAAATTAATATCTGCTAATAATGATCTAAAATCAGCATCAAAAATACCATATCTAGCAGCATGGGCTAGACCTTCTTTTCCTTCAACCATAGCAACATTAGGAGCTACTGAGACTAAAATGTCTTCTATCGTTGCATTTGGATTTTTAGCCATTACATTTTCTAGTAATGTATCAAAAGCTCCTCTATGACCCCTAGTAGGAGGAGAAAAACCTCCAGTATAAAAACCTTCTGCTTGTACTATTTCTGGTAATTCATCTCCTCTTTTTCTTCTAAATCTATTTGTAAGATTACCTTGAGCATCTTCTTTTCTTCCTAGTACAACATTTTTTGATCCTAGTTCATCCATTAAAGTTGCTTGCTCTATACCAAAGTCGGTAGAAACACCCTTTGTTCTTCCTGGTTCCCTGTCATATAATAATTTTCCAGTAATATCTCTAGAATCTTTATTATCCGCCACAAGATTTTGTTCAGCCTTAGTGTCTGATGAGATTGTGTAGGTTCTGTCTGCGTCTCTAAGATAAGCCTCTAATTTCGCATCACTAACATTGGCTGTTATTGTTAAAACCTCATCTACATTATCTAGATCTTGTGGGGTTATTATATGGGATCTGATGGTTTGTCGTAAAGTAGCGTTATCGTTAGCGGACACACCAGTAGCTAAACTACTCTTTCCGCTACCAGCAGCACCAGCAATAACTCTAAATTTTTTGAGGTCACCGGATTTTCTTTTTTGTACGCCTAGTTTAGCTAGTTGTATAGTATAGTCTTTGATGCTCTCTGAGCCTATTAATTTCATTCCTTCAGCAACTTTATCAGCATTAACTGTTTGTCTTAATACGTCACTATCAATAATTCCTATTCTTCTAATAGCTTTTGCTTCTCCTCCTATATCGAATTTTTGTATCATTCCACCAGAAGCTAGTTGCTGAACATCTAAATTAACTTTTTCTTTCATTAAAGAACTACCAGGACGAACAGCAGACTGACTTTGTTCTGTTTTTAAAACTTTAAATTTAGAATTTGGAGGTAATATAAATTCTTTTTCTAGATCATAGTCTGTATTTACTCGTTTATTAGTGTCTATGCCTTTTCTCTTGGAATTAGTCAAAATAGTCAAAAGTCCTTGACGAGCAAATTCTATTGCAATAGAACTATCTGAGCTGGTAGATAAAAATCCAGGTAATGAAAATGTTTTACCTTTTGATTCTTGCCACTTGTCCCCAACCTGGTTTTTAATAATATTGAGTCTATTTTCTCCAATACCAGAATATAATTGTTTTGGTAATTTGTCTGTTGTTTGTTTTTTTAAATCTTTAACATTTTTTTGTTCTTCTTTAGTTAATGGAGTTCCAAGCATTAAGCTTCTATTAAGTTTCATAGAGCTTGCTTTATATGTCGATATGGCGTCAGGACTTCCACCGATACCGAATTTTTGAATAATACCGCCATCAGATTTATTTTTTTTGGGCATCGATATTAAATTAATAATATTTTTATTACCACTAATATATTTACTATCTCCAATTGCTGATACCGCTTTTCTTGCAAAATACCCGGCTCCTTCGTCGGGTAAATTTTCGGCCTGAGATCTTCTTATTCTCATGCCTTCTTCTATAGATTTTAAATTTGTAGGAATATCTTTGAATTCCGGATATACATAAGTAATAGAACCAGGATCTTGAAAATCGTCTCTCTCTGGTCTTGTGGTTTTGCCAAGAAATTTTGATAATTTAATTGTTTTGTTAGACTGATTGTATTTAAAACCGCTATCTGTTTGCTCTAGTCTATGAGACAGCGCCTTAAGAGCAGCGTCTCTCTCTTTAAATCCAGATTCGGGTCTAAATTTAGCGTCATATAATTTTTTCCCTTTGATCAAATCAATTGGGTAATTGGGATCTTGTTCATTTAGTCTTGTAGCACCCAATACTTGTGCTGCTATATTTTCCCAAGTCTCGAAAGATTTAGGATTATTATAAATCAAATTATTTACATCTGAAACATCTATTAATTTTCTATCAGCTCTAAATTTTTTATCTTTTTTATTATAGACTATTTTAATAATTTTTTTGTCTGCATTAATATTATAAAAGTCGTTTTCAAATCCAACATTAGTATTATCTTTACCTTTAATAACTGTGGTAGTGGCTGGAACACCGCCTATCTGAGTTACTATATTGCCTCCAGCATATTTATTTATACGTTTTACTTGGCTCTGCTGCGCAGCTGCCAGACCTCCTTGATTCATGGTTCTTAAATTATCTGCTCCAATACTGCTAACGGCACTCTTTCTCATAACAAACTCGCCAGGAGTTAATCTGGCATTAACAGAATCGCTATTTCCACTCCCAGGAACCAGACCACCAGTAGCAAAATACCTAACAGGACCCCCTTGAGCAAATCCCCCGGATTTATTGTCTGGACCTTTCCTAATACCGGTATATAAACCAGATCCAAACTTTATAAGAGAATCTAATCCTTTTGATATTCCCAGAACAGCTAATACTGGCAATACTCCCTTAACAGCGTCTGCTACCTTTACTATGGCCCTCACAACCTGTAAAGCTCCAGTAGCCATGTTCTGGAATGTGTTTGAGGCACCTATCTCTCTAAATAAAGCTAAAAACTCTTCTCTGACTTTCGATATTTGGTTAGCTAAAGATAACTGTGCTTTAACAGCGTCTGTGGTCAAAGAATTCTGACCAGACTGAGCAACCGATAATGCCTGTTGGGCTGTTCCAAATTCTTGGATCAAAGGAATAACTTTACCGATCTGTCGGAATCCACCAAGCTCTTCTACGATTCTAGAAAATTTCAAATCTCTTGGATCTATACTATTAAGACCCTTAGATAATAACTCTACTGCTTTATATGCTCCAACGAACTTTCCATTTAAATCTGTAAGATTAACACCGTATTCTTTTAGAGCATCAATAGTTCCTTCTCTTTGGACTCTGGTAAAAATCGTTCTCAAACCCGTGGCGATAGTCTCTGCGCTTTCACGGGTTGTGGCACGAACGCTCGTAAACACAGCAACGAATTCATTTAATGCCTGAGTACCTTCACTTACACCCTTACTAGCAGAAGCAAACACACCACCGGTTCTCTGAATAGCAGAAATAATATCGCTAGCTTCAACAGCAAACTTAGCAGCAACAGCATTAACAGAACCAAGAGCTTTTGTAAGATCTCCTGCTCCAATACCGAATTGTCTCATTAATGCAATACTTCCTTCTACTGTTTCGTTCATACTATCAAATGACGGAGCTAGTGAGCTTAAAGCTAGTGCTTTTAGCGCTTTTTCTGTATCTCTAGCACTCAAGCCAGCTTGTGCTAATGTAGAAGAAACGTTCAATAATTCAGCAGAGCCTACGCCTAAATTAGTCGATAGAGATGTTATAGTATTTTGTAAAAAGCTTAAGCCAGATGCTGATTCTCCAGTAACCTGCTGTAATCTAACTAGTTCTTTATCAAAGTCAATAAAAGCAGAAATACCTTTGCTTACTGAATTTGTAACACCAAAGATCACACTAGTAACAGCACTAAAAGCTGCAAATCTTCTTACTGCCAATCCGGCCTGTTTACCAAACTCTTCCATCTCTGACGAGGAAGTACTTATAGCTTTTGCCGTTTGAGCCTGTGATTGTCCCAACTTTTGTGTTGCTGTTATTGAAGAATTAATATTATTTTGATAAGATGAAATTTTTGTATTTCCAACAGCAGCATTAAATTGAGCAATAGCTGTTGCTGCGCTGGTGGCACTAGCCTGTACATTTTTGAATGTTTGGTTTAAAGCTTGAAGTCCATTGTTTAATTGAGTAACATTTTTAGCAGCGTTGGCTGATATTGTCACATTGAGGTTAGCATTAATGCTTCCTATTTGTTTCTTGATATCAGCAACCACAACCCCAATATTGCTGGGGCCACGTAAATTAATTTGTGCTGTTAAGTTAAATCCATTTGCGGCCATTAATTATCCTTTGTAAAAAGAAATCCCCTAGCAGTTGTAGCTGATAGGGGACTCTTAGGAAAAAGAACAGATATAAAGTTTACCAAACTAAGCTGGAGTGGCTGGTTGTGGTGCAGGTTCTGTTGTTGGCTGAGGTGTTGCTGTGGCGACAGTTGCATCAGTTTTTGTATCCTCCTCCAAAACAATTGGATTACCGTTATCATCAAGGAATGGTTTTGATTCAACAACATACTCTCCCTGCTCATCTACCATATTGCCAAACTTATCCACAAAGCGACCCTGGTCATCTATGTATCTTCCATTCTCATCAACTAGCCTTCCTTCGCTGTCGATGAGGCGTCCTTTCTTGTCTACAAAACGTAGCTTATCGTCAACAAATTTATATTTCTTCAAAAACTTGTTTTCTGGTAAGGTACCTTCGTAGTCATTATCCAAACCGTATAGCATATTGGCCAAATTTTGTGCCGCAAGAGCGGATACTTCTTCACCAGCACGGTTGAGATAGTCTTCCATGTTGATGAAATAGGTCTGCTTTGTATCATTATACACCAAACATGCTGCTACAAGATAGTTAAATCTAGCATTATCGGCTTGACCTTCTGCACTATGATTATCTAGAGACGTTCTAACACTAATTAGTTCTCTGATATCCTCTCTTAGGCTGCGCATTTTAACGGCGAGATCCTTGGCTTCATTTAAACCAAATCCTCCCTTTGCTAATTTCTTTTCGCCTTCCAGTAACTCTCTTTGTAGGGCGGTGAATTTAGCCTGTTTTTCATCATTCCATAGTCCTTGATCTTGTAAAAGATCGTCTAATTTAGCTCGTACAACACTCTTAGACTTAACAGCATCTGTGAATGCCTGATTATAAATCTTTTGAGCCTCTCTTTGATCATTGAGAGATGGGCTACGAACAAGAAATTCCTTCTCTACTCCGTCTACTGTGGCTTTAAATAGCTTTGTCTTCATGTTTGATCTCCATTGTTAAAATAGAACTTATATCTGTACTTTTCCCTGAAATTCGACCTAGGCTCCTTAGCATTAGCAATAAAATGAGAGGATAATTCATCTAAAGCTAATCTAATCTGATTGTTTCCATTATTTAATATAGCGTTACGGGCTTGATCCCACAACCTTTCATACTCTAATCTTTTACTATTATCGTCTTCCCATAAATGACCAAAGTATTCTTCGAATTTAGCCAAAGATCCTATCATGGTTGTTTTTATTCTTGTCTCTATATCTTTTAGCATATCATAGTCGTCGTTATTCATATTAAGATTTCCTTTGTTTTAGCGCCATGCTTAGATGGCTTCTTGCTTCTCTCTGAACATCTGGTAAGTCTAGGTCGCTTATTTCCGCTTCATTTGCTCTATTAATAAATTCAAACTTCTCTCTCATTCTGTGCAAAGCTTCTCCACTATTTAACGATAAGATTTCTTCTGCATCTGCTTCGTCAGCAGACATCACAAAAACTTCTTGTGCTTTTTTCAGATTCGGATTATTGCTATCTATCGACGACTGTTTCTTGATCTGTTTGATCTTTTGTTTTTGAGCAATTAACCAACCATCTAGAGCATCATCATCATCTATAATAGCTTCCTCTGGACATTCCGTATGCTCATATATATTATCATACATTTTTGTAATGTTGATTAAACTTCTTTGTTCGTCTGTCCAGTCTATAACTTGCTCTTTAAGTATGTTGTTTTTGTTGCAATTCCAGAAAGATCTCCAGCTTCCGCTTCTTGCAATAGCTTTAAAGATTTTGATACTAATAGTATGCTGATTAATTTCATTCACTAGATTATTAAAATATTGATAAGACGCATTGTTTTTTGCATTATCAATATTGAATACTAGTTTATTGTTTTTGTAAAGAGTATTACAAACAATAAATTCATGCTTAATAGAAGAAGCATATCCTTCTAAAGTATTCGAAGAAAATTCATTCTTAATATTTAACATCCTATTTAGCTGGTCCTCTGTTGATCTTAAATTAGTCCTAATTTTTTCTCTTGTTGATGATATGGTGAAGTTTTTGTATATGTCTAATTTTAGATTATCTACTCTCTTTTCGAATTGTCCTATAACTTTTTCGGTATCCCTGTCCCATAGTCCTAACATTATCAATACCCTGTTTAAATTTTCCTGTCTAATCCAATCACCGTATTTTTCATCATTCATTATGTTATTATAAAGAAGATTTGCTTCATATTTTAGCTGATTTGATGGATATCTCAGCTCATATCTTTCTCCGCTATAGAAGAAAATAAGATATCCACATAAAATCCTAGTAATATAAAAGTCGATTTCCGCATCATTCATTCATATCTTTAGACTGTTTAAGTCTGGCGATTTCCTGGTCTTTTTCTTTATTTTGTTGCTGTATTACTTCTATAATTTTTTGACTATTGTATACATCAACGTATAATTTTCCTATTATTGCAAAAATATTTTCTAGATCATTCATTTCCTAATTCCTAATAGAGTCCTCGAACCACATCTTTTTATAATTAACTAATTTCAGGCAGAGGCTGGTACAGTACCAAAAGAACCAGTAACACTAACGGCCAGATAATTGAATGTCTGGAAGCTATATGTGATAGTAGCATTGGCACCCCCAGTATCTCCTCCGGTGTAGTTAACACTGGTGAGTTTATTCTTGGGACCAAGATCAACAGTCATCTCGTCACCAGTACCACTACCACAAATCTTCAAAGTGATAGTCTTATCTACAAGATTGCTATAGTTGTTACCGCAACCAGTTACACTAGCAAAGTCTTTGGCGTCAACATAGTCTCCATCACTAGCCATTACGTTAAATTCAGAGGTGATTTCTAAGGGGAACTTAACATAACGGAAGTATGGTGACATTCTTCCTAGTTCATTGATGGCTTCTCTACCAAGATTAGCCTTAACACTAATGCTCTGGAAGTATGGAGCGGAATTAAAGTCAGTTCTTCCGCTTGGTGCTCTGATGCCAGCAGTACCTGTTGGTAAAGTGGACCCACCGATATTAACATTTACTCTACGAACAGGACTCTTGGCAGTTAAAGCCGTGGCGCTATTAAAAGCTGTTGTCGAATGAGCACCTAGTGCTGTTGAAGAACCCCAGACCTTACTATTGCCAACAAGAGTCACGTCTTCTGTAGCAAATCCATCTAATGGGAAAGAGTAACCAACACTAGATAAATACATACCACTGCAAGAAACTGTGTGTGTAGCTGTGCCACTAGATTTAGTAGCAGTGTCGTTATAAACACCGAGCTGAAAGTGAACACGATTGGTTGATAACTCAGCAATTTGCTTGCCGCTACCAAAACCTGACTCGACGCCACCCATACATAATAGATATAAAGGTAAAGTGCCGTCTAAATTCTTTTGAATGGTTACTTCAACTTCAGGTGTTCCGTCAACGTTATCATATAGCTCTTGTTGACCGAGAGTAAACATCTGTGTTAGATTAAAGTTGGTGGTCATCCCAACGCTCTGAACACCTAGTGGAGTATACCATGATGAAGTACCGTCGCAGTCTGAGTTCTGGGGCTGAAGACGGATTGCCTGTGTGGCGTAGTAAATTCTCTTATTTGCTGCCATGTGAATATCTCCAGTATTTAAGATAACCTATTGTTTTATGAAGTAAAGGACTTATAGTAATTTACACCAAAAAAAATGAATCAAGGAAAAATTTCTAGCGTCCAACGAACAATACCATTATATAGTGTAGTGCTAAATTGATTGAGTTCAGACAATGTACTATTTTTAACGTAGCACTGCCTATAAAAATAGCTCGGATCTGTTACTAATTGACCATAATTTAGGCCATTTATGTTTTTTTCTCCACGATAATTTAGGCCGTATACGTCATCTGCTATAACCTTATTCAAGTCATATAGTATGAGTCCTTTGTCTTTTTGAGATAATAATATATCAATAAGATTAGATCGTTGAGATGGATTTCTGGTAAAAACATGAAATAAGATATCTTGGTCTAAAATATTGCTAGAATTTCCTATCTCATAAGGAATCTGGTTATTTCTAGCTATAGTTTCTATCATAATAAATGGTGGCTGTAATTTATGTTCAGCTAATAATTGATTAGTAAAAGTGCTATCATTAAAAGCGCCGTAGTTGTTTTTTTGAATTTCTTTCCACCATGAAGCATCTTCCGACTTATAAATCTGTACCTGTCTATAAGAATACTCTAGTTTTACAGAGCTTTTTGAGTTTACTGGTTTATCAAATACCACTCTACCCAATGGATAGTTAATATGATAGCCGTAATTTCCGCTGCCTGTTGGAGCTGGTAAAAAAGTATTATTTAAATAGACTCCCGAAATACCAATTGGACTTGGTATTCCTTTATTACATAGAGTATAGGACCCTTCCCAGTTACCAGATGGAGTGGGTCCGCATATATTTAATGATCCGCTGCCCTGAGGTAAACAACTGCTATATAAAACAGATCCTGAGGAATCTTTAAGCCGAATCCAGGTAATTCCCTCGTGGGGCTGTGGGTTCTGCGGATGAGGGATTATACTAATATTAAGACTATTATTTCCAGAAGCAAAAATTTGTTGAGAAAGACCAGAAGATATAACCACCGAAGAATATCTATCATGAGACGAAGAACCTATTCCGTCATCTGTCAGCAAAGGAGGACCATTGTCTGGTACTCCAATATTATTTAGATTAGCCTCTAAAACAAAAACATTATTCAATAGAATATTAAATCTAGCTCTATTGCAGACATGGCCACCAAAACAGGGAGGAACGGGATCTGTTGGATCGGGGGATAGTTCGTGCTTATATATAGCTTCTAATGTACTATTTGTTAGATTAATTGATTGGCTATAATTGTGCTCTGTATTAGTAAATAGAAACAACTTGCCATATTCAGTTAAGTGATCATCATGATAGTTGTCTCCAACATTAAACCTAAAACCTTTACCTATTCTTCCTTGTAGTGCTACCCCATTACTGTTATTTGTTTCGCAGGTTGTGCACTGCAGAGGAATAACGCAAACATTATCTATCATTGCTCCAAAGCATGTGGTTTTGGGAGAAATAGACTCGAAAGAAATTTTAGTATGGCTGGAGGTCGCAACGAAAGTCATGTTTTTTGGTACCCATCCCATGCTTGAATAGGTGCTAACATCCATAATACCTGTACAATCAAATGAAAAATCTTGTGAAACATTACCAGCTTTTACTTTGCATGTTTTATTGTAGTAAATATTATCTTTTCTTGTTCCTCCTTGACAAGGTAAATCTGGCCTACATCCGCAATTGCCAGACAGCATAAATGAAAGCACATATGTGGCACCCGGGACGGTTTTTATAGTTTGAGATATAGAACCGGCTGTACAAGAATTTAAGTCTACAAAAACATTTTTTGGAGAAGAGAACCCCGTTATATCAACATTTTTCACACTCCAATAAGGAGCAATGCCTCCATCTACTAATGGTTCTGTCATTTCGAAATTGCCATTATATATTAAATTCGTACAGCCACTAGAAGAGAAGATGTCGCCACTACTAGGATTTAGTCCATGTGTCCCACTAGCAAGTATAGAAAGAGAGTAAAATCCGCGTTTAGCTTCTGGTATATCTAATATGGGAATTTCTCCGCTAGGAACACAGTCTGGCTTGGGCTGTCTCCAGTCAGTAAGAAACGGCACACTAAAAGCACCAGTAGTACAAATTTCAGAAGGAAATTCGTCGCATATCCAGTCTTTGAAAGGGCCTTCCCAGGCTGTACTAGATTGTGATACTGTTCCAGATGCGGATACGCTATGGAGGGTATATATCTGTGGGTTAACTCCAGAAACAATATTAACATTATTATAAGCATATATGTTTAAGAATGACCAATCCATAAAATCTTTGAGATTTGTTTCTATCTGAGAATACAAACCCTTTTGATTAAAATTAACGATATTATTAAAATGAGTATGATCTGTCATATATTTTTCAGTATGTTGTTTTCAAAAATTTTTGGTAGTTGACTATCTATTCTTGATATGGCTCTTGTTGTCCAGTTGTTCTTTTCGCTTCCTGCGAATTCTGGCGGTACTCTCCAGTTCTTATTAGATTCAACCATAATACCCATACCTGTGCGAGAATTAGGGTTTGGACCTATTTTAACTTCATAATTTCTGATTATTGGCTGGTTGGATTGAAACAATAGCCATTCAAGCCACGGTAACCTATGTCCTTTTTGACTATCCGTAACTATAGCTGGGTCGGTATTAACAATACCATTAATGTCATCTGACTTTATCATTGTCATTTCGAATCCTCCGCTAAGACCGAAATTATTAACCTTAATAGGTTTTTTTGTTACGTGTAGGGTTTCGGTCATCATCTCTATGATTTGATCAACAGCATTAGTGTCTGGAATACCAAACTCAATTCTTAAAGTGCCACTAATCAACGATTGATACTCTGGCTCTGCTCTAAGCGATGATGCAACAAGCATTTTTATTTCTGAAGAAATGGAATCGATAGATAGGTTTAGGGCTCGTTCTACGTGTTCCTTAATGGAATCTAGTATCATTTGCCTTATATAGCTATCGCTTTCTAGAATTTTTAGAGTGAGTATCATTTGCGTTTCCACATAGTTATTATGTATCTATTGGAGCCAAATCCACATGGTTCTGGGTCGCCAGATCTTTCGTAAGAATAATCTCCATATGGCTGGAGTGATCTGTCCATAATTAAGTAGCTGGCATTTTTAAGTTTTATTAGATATTCTATACTGCAGATAGTCTGGATGGAACCGTCTGGAATATTAACTGAAGATCTAAGTTTGATAAAGTGCTTACTATCAGATATTACTGCTAAATCAATATTTTCTTCTGTGATATTGTCTTCATTAAGATTGTTTGTAAATCCACCACCCAAACATACTGGGCATGATGTATTTTCAAAAAACACCGGACCACTACCATTATAGATGTTAGACGACAATTTACTGATAGGATCAAAGATGCAGTTATTACATAATTGTGTGGTTTTTTGTGGTTCTGTTTTATATACTAATTTACATGGAGTAACTAAACCAGTCGGGGACAATATAGCGTCTATAGCTTGGTCGAAAACGTTTTTAAATTCTGGAGTAATAATATTATTGAAAGGATTAGTCATATAATTATTAGTATTTAATAGGTATGAATTCGTCTATTGTAATAGATTTGAACGGCATGGTTTCGTCCAAAGCGAAATTGATTCTATTAATATTTTTGTATTTTCTGATTGTTGCTGTTTCTTTGTGTGTATTTCCAATCTGACTAGAATCCACGTTTATAGAATAGAACAAATTTGACAACGTTACTAGTAGGCTCTTGCTGAATGAAAAACGCTCACCTGTAAAAATTTTCATATTATTCTTCAGCTTCCTTATAGGTAATAACTAGTTTCCATGAGTCTATTATTCCTGTTCCTCCGGTGTCGTTGTCTTGCACATATAGCGACCAATCGCCAGAGGACGGAATATATCCCTTAAGATGGTCAAAAGAACTTAATAGATTTTCATTATTTAAAACCGACACTGCTGGGCTAGGAGTTTCTACGCATTGGTTATTAGTGCAAGTAATAAGAGGGAGTCCGTTGTTAAACCTAACACTATTAGTTTTATTTACTATTCTACAAATTCCACCATCTATAACATTATTAAGGGTGGATGTTGATAAAGCTCTATCAGATAACATGTAACTAAAACCGGGTCGATAGTTCCTTATTTTATTATTAGAAGACAAAAGTATCTTATCTCCAGACGGGGGAGCAAGAAACATATTGAGATCGTATGGATTAGGATGATTTAATCCATTAATTGCTATTTCCACATAGTCTATAGCTCTATTGTCTTGTACATTTAAAGTATTAATAGTAGTTTTATTATCTTGTATTTGTAGAGACGATCCGTTGTAGATAGAGGAATAAAAGGAAGAACAATGAATACTGCAAGCGTCTACTATTGGGGAACTATTAATAACGGCATTAGACTCATTAATTGTGATGGGTATGTTTCTTTTAATAATACCAATTGTTCCTTGAGATAGTCTATATCTTTTAAGTCCACTACCAATATACCGTTCATTAGGTTCTTGAACATCTAGATCATAAACAGCAAAATCAAAACTATAAGTATTAGTAATGCGTGCTGGTATAAGTAATGTTATTTGTCCAAGACTATCGGTAATTAGACGATAATCAGCGGTTTGTGTAACATTATCAAATGTGTATGTTTGATTAGTATTAGTAATTGCTACTAATGAGACATAGTAATTAGTTAAATTAACAAATGTATTATTTTCGTCTATGTATTGAAACACAACTTCTAAGTCAGAACCCTGTTCAATATTAAAATTGTATGTTGCTGCTGGCATGTTTTCCTCTATTTTACTAAAAAATTATGAGTAAAAATCTCTTGATCTATCAGAGCTATAACGTATTGCATTTGGGTCAAATTGATTGCCAACAAAGGGACTAAGAACAGCGCGTATAGCACTAGCTTCTCTAACATCCCAATGAGAGGTTAGTTCCTCATATGCTGCGCATGGTCCTGCATCGATAATTAATTTAATTCCAGCTAAACTGCCAGCTACACTTAATTGAGCCGGTCCTAGAGAAGCCCTGATGCCTTCTGTTGCGGCTTTTGTCCTTAAGACGCTTTGGTCTATAAGACATGCTGTTTTCAAAGAAACTAAGCTAATGAAGATACTATCATTATCAACTGTTGGGTCTGGAGTAATGGTGGGATTGACAACATTAATCGTATACTGATGATCTAAGACAACGTCAAATTGGACGTATTTAGCAGCAACCGATATGACCTGTAAAATTCGTTCATCTGAATAGGTTGGGGTATCAGATAGATCATTAATAAGAGTTCTAACAATAATAGGAATTTCTTTTTTCCAGCTCATATTTTGACCCTTTATATAGATAGTATGTCTAGTCTTTAATACACCTTATAGTGAAGGGTCTAGAATTTAAAATTAAGTGGCTAATAAATAATTTGTTCTAAATCTTCTATAGAAATTGCATTGTTGACAAGCTCTCTTTTGAATGCGTCTTGTGAGCTTAGTTGTGATCTAAATTGACCATATTGTAACATTAGAATGGTCATGTCTTGTAATGATAGTTCGTGTGACTTTCCGTCCATATCAATAATTGTTCCTGTAGTAGACAAGCCCATATTGTTTGCTTCCTTGGCTAATATGAAAGCCCCCGTTAATAGTGTCACGTCTTGATTATCTGTTCCAAGCTTCCATCCATAAGGAGTTGTCCAGCCATTGCTCATGGTGGTCTTCCAAGATAGGTCTACTTGTTCTAATTTTTCTAGTTTAGCTTTATTTAAAGGCCATTCTGATATGATATTATTAATTTGCTCTAACTGTTCTGAGTTTGGTTCACTTAGATATTCTATTTGAAATGTATTATTTCCAAGGTCTTGAACCCCCTCAATACTAACTATAGAGTTAATTTGCTCATGCAATTTGGATAGATAAATCATAAACATATCCTTGATTTTAACATGTTATTGAGGCTGTTAAGTATACGTTATTGAATGTTGCGCCGGTAGCGCCATACTGTGTAATTGCAAGATAATGATATCCCTGGTCTGAAAAATAGCAATCTGAAGCTCCCGCTCGCAATGTAGAGGTATCCACATTGTTAACAACTGCTATACTATTAGCCGAATTGGCGTCTATGCCAATGCCCACTGGTATGGATGAGGCTGGATTAACTTGAGAACTAACAGTTATAGACATATTTACCATAGTATATTTATCTAAACCAGTTATGAATTCAACAATATTAGCACTTTGATTTCTATACAAACGGAAGGCTCCAGTTGCGTAGGTGTGGCTTGTAGTGTCCGTTACCTCCATTTTTTTACTCACTCTATTGTACATGTTCCACAAGAATCTTTGGTCTGGTCCGTCAGATATAACTCCTGCTGTAGCATTTGTTCTTACCGTTCCTAAGTATCGTTTATTTGGCGAGCCGCTTTTAACGTGTACGCCGTTTAGTACTGCTAAAGCCGTGGCCCTAATGCTAGATAGGGCGTTTGGAGTAGAAAACCCTCCCGGTGTTGCTCCCCATGATGTTAATTCTAACGTTTTAGTACCGGCATTGTCAAAAATAAATACGTCATACATAGTATTAGCAGCATAACCTGACGCTAAAGATATAGAAATTTCTGAAAATGTATGAATTTGCCATCTACTATTAGTAGTATCATATAATGATATTCTATTACCGTTAAAGGGCGTAAAATATAGTACGTTACTAAAAGTGTTACCTATTTCTACTGGCACGGGGCTTCCTTGAGAAATAGTTAATCTTCCATCTACAACACTATTTAAGGCAGCATTTCCAGCAATACTATTAGCAACAACAGTCCCACTAAAAGTTGCTCCACTCAAAGGAGCGTATACTCCATTAACTAATCCACTAACCGCAGTGTTAAAATCTGTTATATTAGAAGAAGCGTGTGTATGACTAGTTAACGAATAACTACTGCTCGCCTGAGTAGCCATAGTTCCTAATCCCAATGATGTTCTTTGAGCTGCTGCATCAGCTCCAGTAAGCAATGCTCGACCAGCTATGGTGCTGTCGCTAATATTGACACTAGAATGATTATGATTAGAGAGAGAATTCCAAGCTGTTGTTCCATCTCCAATTTTTAAAATCTTATTAGTCAGATCAAACCCGAGCTCGCCGCTAGCTAGGACCGGATTTTGGGTTGACCAATCTGTAGATATGCCCTTGCGAGCCTGTATATTTGTGATCCTTGGCATAATATTCTGTCCTCGTATTATAATATTCTATATTAGAATCAAGGAGTACCGCCGTCAACTGTTAAGATAGTAATATCAGCGGATCCGTTAAAACTAGTACCGTTAATGGTTCTGGCTGTTTGTAGTGTTGTTGCTGTGCTAGCATTACCAGTTAAAGCTGCTGTAATAGTTCCAGCAGTGAAATTGCCGCTAGCATCACGAGATACTATTGCCGAAACCGTATTGAGATTAGTTGCTGTAGTAGCACTATTAGAGACCTTGCCAGCAGTACTAATAGTAGCAAGTTTAGTATCAGCTATAGCTGCCGTAGCACTAATGTCTGCATTAACGATACTACTTCCAAGACTTAGTTTGCTGTATACAATAGCTGCTCCAGCAGCAATATCAGCATTAAGAATACTAGAAGCTAGATTGAGTTTACTATAGGCTATAGCTCCTGTTGCAGCAATGTGGGTGTTGTTAATAACTCCTGTGGCTATAGTGGTAGCATTACCAACGCTAGTAACTGGACCAGTTAGATTAGCATTAGTTGTAACTGTATCAGCATTACCAGCGGTTGCTGCCTTGCCAGTATAATTACTAGCACTTAATACTTGAGTACCTGCAATTCTTAAAACTTTACCACTAGCAAGATCTAAATTTTCACTACTTGTCCAACTGCTTGTGCTACTAATCCAGTTAAAAGTTTTATCTGTAGTTCCCTTAACTGTGATACCAGCACCATCTGCAGTAACATCTGTTGGGCTTGCGACAGATCCTAATTCAAGATTTTTATCATCAACAGAAACGGTTGTACTATTAATAGTTGTTGTAGTACCATTAACTGTTAAGTTTCCACCCACCACTAGATTAGAACTTATAGTACCACCACCACTAATTGATAAAACAGCACCAGTAAGAGTTCCCGATGCAGTAACATTATTAAATCCTGTAATATTATTTAAACTATCAACAACCACTACTCCAGAAGACTTAATAGTACCGGCTATGACTCCTGCTAGTCTATTTACTTCACCTGCTGTCGCAGTAACGTCTGTTATTCCAGACAGTGTACTTGTTACTCCGGTATTATTAATGGTATATCCACTAGCTCCAGTAGAGATACTAATACCTGTTCCGGCTATAAGCTCCGCAGGAAGCACTGTGGCCCATGGTAAACTTCCCCATAAACTGGTACCGTCACCTATCTTATATTTCTTTACTGTTGTATCATAACCTAACTCTCCTTGAGCCAAGGCATTGGTAGAAGCAGCCCAGAGGGTTGACGAACCTCTTCTTAATTGGATTGTTGTTAATGCTGGCATGTTCTGTCTCCGAATTTAATGGTGTAAGTTTGTCTTATGGGGTTCCGCAATCGAAGGAGTAATTGTCAAGATAATGGTCTAAATTTTCAATTCTAGAAACATCAATATTTCCAGTAATTTTAGTAAAAGGTAGGTCCGGAAGATCACTAATCCTAATAAGATTAGATCCAGTTAGTATCTCTATTGTCGGACTTGCAAATCTTTCAATCTCTACTAGTCCTACATTTTCTACAAAACTAGTTTCAATTGACAAAGTGTTCGGACCAAGACTTTCAATTATTACGGTAAAATCACTATTTTTGTTAGGGATCAGAGTAGAATCTACTGTAATATTGTTTGGTTCTAAATTTTCTATACTAACAATAGAATCGCTCATGTTTGACAATCCAAAAGGGTATTATTTTCACTAAATCTATGAGTAATTTTAATTGTTCCAAATACTAATCTCACAATCTCTTTGCCTCCGCCAGGATACATTTCTTGTGGACTTTCTAGTTCAAGATCATATTTGGCTTTGTCAAAAGTAAATTGATTTGTGGTATTGGCTGATATCTGAAGCAATAACTTTCCTTCGGCACCTATAATGTCGAATTTATATATTGAATAATCGGTATTATTCGTGGTAAAAATTTGAATGGCATCAGTGTCTGTTGTCCAAATTAATCTAGCACACCAATTTGTTATATCTATAGGAATTTTATTCGAATCTTTGTAAATTAATGACAGTTTAAAGGATGTTCCCTGCTCTATAGAAAAATCGTATTTACTTGCAGGCATGGTGTGGTATCCTATTTAAAATAAATATTATAGTATAGATATAATATAGTACACCTATAGCTAAAAAAGCAGGGCCGGGTTTTTAGGCCCAGCCCTGACTTTCATAGCTGATTAGGTTAAGTTAACTAACTTGATTAGAGAGCACCAAGTAGAACTCTACGGTTATCGAGAACAGCAAAGCCTTGCTCGGCCCAGCCATAGAAACCAGCTCTCTTCTGACGATGTAGTGTCTCGTCTTCAAAGATCTGAACTTCTTGGCGAACTGGCATAATGAAACTGTCTCTCTTGCGTAGATCAAGACCAACCACAACTTCACCCTTACCACTTGGTAGTGTGCCGCTGAGAGTATTGGTATAGAATAGTTGATATTCTTGTCCAACACCTAGTTCGTCTCTGTCGTGCAAGTTGATTCCGAAGATTCTATTAAGAGTACCGTCGGCAGCGGTATAGATCTCACGACGAGTAATTTCGTCAACAATATCAATACCCCAGTTACGGATGTCTTCCATAGCTTCTGGAGAAACATAAAGATCAGTTAGAATACCACGGTTGGTACTAGCAGAGTTACCACCACCGTTTCTACGCATAACTGTCTTCATGAGACTGACTAGTCTCTTTGTAAACTGATTAGCATTGGCGTCACTGTCGTATACTACGATGTTACGATCAACAGCAGCGGCCATTAGTGTGTGCCAGCCGTCGTCGTTCATCTTCTTAACGAATGAAGCCTCAAGGACTTCCATAGCACGACCAACAACGTCCCAGCGAGCATCACGGGCATACTTCAAGAGATAGTCGATTGAAGCACCGATGTCATAGGTTGGAACCATGACGTAATCGCTTTCAACGTGACGCTCTGGAATATATCCATGATTTGGTACAGTATAGGCTACGAAGTCCTTTTCTGTGCCTGGGGCGATAAAGTCTAATGGAAATTCTGGAGTAGCACTTTGAGCCAATTGAATTGGTTCGAAAATGTTATCAAGAATGTTACCACTAAGTAAACCTTGACGAAGGGGTAGTTCTAAAGCCTTAGCAAACTCCCTATTAGCTGCTAAAGCTACCTCTCTGTTTGACGAACCAGAACGAACCAAGAGGTCTGTTACTTCTGGTGTTGGTTGAAATTTCGACATGTTTATTGCTCTCCCTTAAAATCAGGTAATGTTGACATCTAGTTTAACGTAACCGTCTGCATCTTTACTGCTTAAGAATGTACCAATCTTGGCAGCATTTGTACTACTTGTTCCAACGAGACCATTTGCCCCAACATAAGCACTAGTGCCAGCTGTTGGAGTGATACCGCCGACAAGCATATTTGTGGTTACTTGTCCTTGACGAAGTAGTGTAACCTTGCCACCAACCTGCACCTCATCTTTATACCAGTTGATATGCTGTCTGGTTAAGTCAATGTTTACAACGTCGTTAAGTAAAATACCCATTGGTACAGCGCCTGAGACTGCTGAGGCATAGCCAACAACTGCGTTGGCATCGTCCATAGCAACTCCGGCACCGCCTGTAACTACAGAGACTACGCCGCCTCTTTCAGCAACGGTATTCATGAAAAACGAGATATCTGTACGAGCTTCGATACGATCTGGTTTAAGAGCCATTTCAGTTTCTCCCTATTAAGGTATGTTATTTCTTGCCTAATCTGCTACTAACAAATGCTACTAATTCTGCTCTGGTGGTATCTACTGATGACTCAGCGTCTCCACCAATGCCAAGATTCACTTCTTGTTCAACTTCGACTGTTTCTAAAACGTCTGTGTCAGCAGAAGTTTCAGATGCTTTCTTTTTTTCTTTGGTTTTTGTATCTTCTTGGTCTTCGTCTTTCTTGATTTTTTCCAACCATGGTGGCATCTTACCAGCAAACAAGCTAGTCATAGCCTCAAAAGCATCATCAGCCATAGTTTCAAATTTTTCTACAACGGTTTCTGCTGATTCAGCGTCAACGCCATTGTCTACTAAAGAAGCTTTTCTTTTCATCTTCTTTTCTTTTTTGGCCATTTCTTCTTCTTTCATCTTGTATCCAGCAATGGCTTCTAGAGCAGCCTCTAGTTCAGATTTGACCTTTTTCATTTCTTCGTCTTTTTTAGTCATTTCTTCTTTTGTTTTTTTAGCTGCTTCTTCTTTTTCTGTCTCTTCTTCGTCTTCTGTTTGTTTTTTCTTAGCAGCTTCTTCTTTTTCTGTCTCTAATAGTTTGATTGTCTCTAGTTGACTAGCAACTTGTGTTTCGAGCTCAACAACTCTTTGTGATAGTGACTCTAGATTAGCTTCTGTTTCTGAAGGGGTAGTAACAGATGTATCTACTGTTGTCTCTACTGTTGTATTTTCAACGGCCTCGGTGACTGTCTCTTCTGCCTTGGTTTCGTTTGAACTCATAGTATTATTCTCCACATTTAAGGTTGCCTGAATATCAAATACACCTATATTTGATAAATCTGAAAAATTTTCTATATTATCGGTAACAGGATCTTTAATAAAATCATTTTTAGTAAATATTATACTATCTGGATTAGCTGGTTTGTCAACAAATCCTTTGCCAGAAAATGTTATATTTCGTAATACTCTCCCGACTTTATAGTTATCGTGTTCGCCTAATCCTCCATATGCTCTAAGATGTTTAGTCAAAAAAGCTGTTTCGGAATTACGATTTAAAATTTTGAATTCGCCAGTTGATTTATTTAATAGTCCGTAATCAAAACCCTTAAAGAAACACTCCATACTCACATATTTAGTTCCAGTTTCTATTTCTGCAATGAGTGTCTGGGTACGCTCTACGAGACTAGGAGAAGAAAAACCTCTATAAACTACTGAGCCTGTTAAAATATGAAATTTATTTGGTAGATTTTCTACTGGGGTATTTGGGTCAATCAATACCGAATCGTCAGTAATCGGCCAATTAGAAGTTATATGACCTACTATAACGCCCTCATCATGATTTAGATTGGTGGGCTTATCTTCTGGAGTGTTCTTAGCTGCCCAAACCTCTTCTTTATCAAAAATATCGTCATTTTTATTCCAATTAGATGTAACTAAAATAGACTGTACATAATATAAGTCTGTATCTGTTAAAGAAGCTAGACTTTTAATATGCTTAATATTATGGTTAGTTTTATTTGAAGGCTCAACAATAGAGGCGTAAGTGATGGATGCGCAAGACTTTAATTGGTCTGCTAATCCGTCCTTAATCTCATGTTCAAAAATTTGCATATTAAATCCCCGTTTTATTGGTTTGTTAGTAAAGAATTATACACCATAGAATAGAAAGAAGACCTTAATTGTTTAATTTCGTCCACAGTTAAGTCCCTGTTTATCTGGCTCTTTATGGGTTTGAGCCAGTTGTTGTAACTATTAACTACCGTTGTATGGTCTTGTGATTGAATATTTGCGAACACTTGGCCAATGGAAGAATCGTCTATTGTGCAGAATGGTTGTAGACTTAGAAGTATTTTTGTTTTGATGATGTCCATCTCCTTAGCCTCTGCTTTAGATAAACTTCTGAGATTTTTCTTATTATAGAAATCTAATAGGATGGGGTTGATGGTGCTATTAATTTTGTCTTGTGCTTCATTAGCCCATAACATCAGGTGGGCTCCTGTTTGCGGGGAAAACTTTTTTGTTTTTCTTTGTTCGGAATCTTTGCTTAGTTTCGGTCTTCCTTGGCCTGAAATACCTGGCAATGATTCTGGCGAATCATTTGCCAACTTCGTTGAAGGACCTTGCTGAGCAGTCTTTTGTTCCATCGCTGTTTTTTCGCCACCCTTCTTTTTTTCAAGATCAAGACCCACTTGGCTTGGCGTTACTATACCTGTTTGTAAAGCTATCTTCTTAAGAGCATTTTCTACTTGTGGATCATTCCAAGGTCCTGCTTTTGGAACCATTCTATCAGAAGCCCTTTCTCTTGTTTCTCTATTGAGCCTGCTCTTTTCCATATCGGGATCAAGACCAAATTTTACTTGAAGTAATTCATCGCTAATTAGATTTCTATCTGCTAATTGAATTAATAGAGCTTTTTCAGAATCTTCGTTACTAAGATCCATCCTATCAAATTCTAGTTTAGCTGAATACTTGAATCCCATAGCCTTCTGTACTAATTCCATTTCTTGTTCCCAGAAAGAGATTAGAAGCTCTCTTCCGTACTGAAGTCTTTGGGTTAGTGTTTTAAGAGAGATAAAATTATTAGTTGTTCCAGCAGCACCGAATGTTCCCGTGAGTGTTGGAGGAATACCCAGTCCTGCATAAACTGAATTTAAGTGTGGAATATATTTACCTTCGCCAAGAAATTGATGAACAGAGGTTTTAGATTCTAATAGTTCAATATCTGGACCCCAAACTAAATCCATGGTACCGCCACCTACATTGTTACCTAAAATACTTGCTAGTTTGGCTGTGGCTGCTTTGGTAGGGGCAATTTTATGTTCTAGACTTCCTAGTTTAAAAATACGAATATTAGATATAGCCCCATCAAGAGCTGCCATATCAGCGAGTTTTAACTTTTCAATTACCGTAATATCATCCATGATTGAGTAGACCATCGGATAGGCCCAACTCTGCCAATCGTCTTTTTTATAGTGAAAAACTAGTGTCTTGTCTGGGTCTAATGGATATGGTTTTTTTGTTTTAGCTGCTTCAAGAATCTGTGATGGTAGTTCATTGATAATTGCTCTTTCGGCATCGTTCTGAGGCGAGTTAATAGTTTTTCTTAAAATAGCTGGTAATATTAATTCATATCTTTTATTCATTACGAATGAAGATAAAGCGCCTGCTGAAACTTCAACAAATGTGGGATCAATAAAAGTATATCTCCAAGGTATCTCTCTTTTTTCTGTTGGAATATTATTAAGTTCATTGATTTGGAGGTCAGCAGCAGCGTTGGCCTTGTATAGTTGTTCGGAAACCTTTAGACTAATCTTTCCTGTTTGTCTATGTATAACAACATTACCTGTTCTATATACATTATTGAGTAGTCTTTCGCTTCTTTCTTTTCCTCCTATTTTCTTAAACCATCTTCGATAAAATCTTTCTATTCTCTTGTTCCTGTGAGTAAGTCTGATTCCCTGAGATGCAAAATCACCCATTAAATCAATTACATTCTTAACCAAACCAACCTTCTGATAAATTTCATCAGCTCTGCGGATGATCTCTTTAATTCTTTTCGGTACTGCTTCGTCCGGTCGGAAAAAGTCATAATCTGATCTGGTTAGTCCAGGTCTACTTCCGGTCTGCCCATCTAGATTAGAGTAGTCTACCCTGTAAAATCTACCAGCCTGTGCTCTCTGTACTAAAGTAAATTCGTCCAAAGACTCAGATGAAGTATTTAAAGCTTGCTGTTTACTGGCTAAATCGTCTCCCCATGTGACATACGCTTGTTCTGAAATGTGGGGAGATGCGTCTTGAATGATTGGATTTTTAGGTTCTTTTTTAGCCATAATATTTTACATTCGTATTGTGATTGGATTACATTACTATTATAGAAATAAATACACTATTGTCTGTAAATTCCTGTATATATATCATCATTAGCTCCGGCAGTAAACCAAGATGGGCCTTTATAAAGTTGCCCATTTGATTTTTCTATATCTCGAAGATTATTGCCAATTACTTCATACTCTATTGGCTGTAACGATCTTTGTGCTTGTCTGGCTAACATATTTGCTATTACTAATGAGCTATATCTATCTTTTCTTAATCTTCCCTTTTTTCCTTGTTGTAGCTTAATCTCCGGGGTGTCCCAGCGATCTCTAGCATTTGGTCCTTGGCTAGTTTGTGTCATTACTATTGTTGTTAGCTCATTTTTTAGTTCTTCAATCTCTAGAATACATTCGCTTAGATTATCATAAATAGGATTAAGGTCAGCTTCTAAAATATCTCTACCTTCTTTATCTATAGCTAAACCTAAAGTTAAATTATCGAAGCGAGGAAATAGTAAAATTTTATCTTCAAAGTCTTTGCGTAATCCGTGATTTGCCTGACTGGTCCATTCTGCTTTTGCGAATTGAATAAGTTCTAGTATATGTAATCCTGATTGATCATCTGTGTCTCTGCTCTTATTGGGATCGATAACGGGCCAAATTAAAGCTTCTTCCTTTTCGAGTTTTGATGGATCATGTAGAGCTTCTTCAATTGCTACTCCTCCTCCTTGGGCATCCATACCTATTCTATTACATGGAAATACTTTCATTAAGTTGCGTATTTTACGAGCACAAAAACCATAGAAGTCATGTTCTTTAACGAGTCCTGTTTTTTGTCTATCTTTAAAGTTGGTACGATTAGTCGTCCAACAATAAACTATTCTGGTATGGTCTGGTTGGACTTCTAGTATAACGATACTAAAGTTGTCTTGTTCACTTGCTGGGTCTATCCCATAGATGTATTGACATTTAGGATCTCCAACAATACGAGCATCAAAGAAGACTGGTTTCTCTCGAATTATAATGGGTTTTGTCTCTGACACTACACATCCCTCTATGAGACTTCTCTTAAAAAATCCCTCACTGTCGCTAATAAAACATGCTGCATATTCCATATTATAAATACCGCTATGGATAGTCGCCTTCGCTCTACTGACCTGTTTATCGTCCATGAATCCCTTAGGAATTAATTCATAAGGAATACGTATTATACTATAGTCTCTCCAGTTAAAACTATCTGGTACTTCTCCCTGAAACATTTCTTGTAGCTTGCCTATATCTCCTTTGCTCTCGATTATGGTTTTGTATCTTCTCCAGTACTGAGCAAAATGTTTAAAGCTATAGTCTGCTGTTCCTGATATAATTGCTTGATTGCCCATTTTTTGTGAGAGTGTTTCTAGATCCTCGTTCCAAACTCCTGCCTCACTCATTGCTAGTTTTTTAGCTTGCTCTTTAACATTTTGGATAGGACTTGCTGATACTGCTGCGAACCCTGAGACTACGGTTTCGTATATTTCAGGACTAATGGATGCAAATTCGTCAGCGATAATAATGTGTGCACGTAAACCTCTAATTTTACTACCGTCACCCATTGGAATAGCTATAGTCCAGCTATCCCCTAACCTCATAGTACATCTATCAACGTCTTTTCTTGGTCCGTCATCATTACCACTAAAAATACTTCGTAAAATAGGACTATTGCGCCAAATAGTTTCCATGTATTCAAAAATAATTTTGCTTTGACGAAACGCAGCACCAACTACTACGATCTTAGTTCCTGGATAAAAAACACAACGCAAAACACAATAGAGAGCTAATAAGAAACTTTTACCCCAACCTCGACTAGCAATATACATAGGAAAGGGACGAATCCAAAATTCTTGCAAAATAGCCATTTGTATAGGATGTAGCTCAATATTAAATAAGAGCTTACAGGTGGCACCTATATATTTAGGATTTCTTAATAGTTTCATGAGATGAAGATCGGGATTTTCAATCTCTATCTTACTTCTATGAATCATAGGATTATCTAACGTTGTGACCTGAGATAGGTCACCTAACCCTAGCCAAGCATCTTCATAGATCTTTTGATCTCTGGACTTTTTCAATATAATGCACCTTTTTTAGAATGAACTCGGCTGTTTTTTCAGCATTGGATGGAGAACCACAGAACATAATTTTGATATTGTGATTAAGTTGTAACTCTAGGATATGTTTCATAATAAAGGCTGGAGTAATCTTGATTTTGCCCCAAAGCCTTCTTGGAAGATTAGAGCCAATAGGATAGTTGAGTACTTGTTCTAGATTAAATTCCAATAATATAAAAGCATATTTAAATTTGCTCATTCTATCTACAACATCTATAAATCTAGATTCTGTAATATTGTTAGCTATTTCATTTATACTTTTTTTACGCTCTATACAAATAACATCTTCCAGTCCTTCAATACTATAATCTCCAGTGTCCAATTTACGATTAGCCGTAGTGTAGTGTTCAAAACTCCACGGTTGTTGCTCTCTGGTGTCTATAATTATAGTAAAGTCATCGTGCTTAGTCATCTTCCCCCACAGGCAGATTAGCCTTCAGCTTACGAGATCTATTAATAGCCCTCTGAACCATAGCCTTACCGACCATATCAATAAATGGCAATCCTCTCTTCTTTGCTTCATCTCTAAGCCAAGATAGAATAGTTTCCATGTTTTGTTCGCACCAATCTGGTCCTTGATCATTCATTTCTAGGGCGTGACGACGACAAGAGCAAGTCGAAGAAGAGCTAATACCAAGGGTCTTGATCATTCCTGTTAAGATAGATCCCGGGCCATTTGGGTCTTGCTCAAGAGTTCTTGGATACATTGCCTGAAGACTAGCTTGAATATCGTCTCCTAGTCTGGCCTTTAATGCGGCTTCTGCTTGTGCCTGAGTCCAATCTCCCATAACATCATACTGATCTCCTGTGAACAAATAGATATGTGCTGGAGTATTGTCGATTCTTGCTACTACGCTTTTTTCATGAGGAGTATCTATATACGATATTTTTAGCTCGTTTAAAATAATCGGTTCTGGAGTAACAACCTTGTTTGTGCTGTTGTCTGTGTAAGGAGGAGGGTTTAGCGTAATTGGCGAGTTTAATGTAATCATGGTTTTTTCCTTTTGTTGTCTTTGATAAATTTTTTAGATGTTAGAATCTGCAAGAATGAATAACTATAATCTTCTTCCATCCCTTTAATAAGGTCATGATGTTGTTTACACAAGGTAATTCCATTATTGATTTCAAATCTTAGTCCAGGGAATTGTGCCCAAGTTTTGATATGGTGAGCATTAAGTCTTTTTTTACATCCGCAATTAGGCCATTGACACTTATATTCATCTCTTTCGTAAACTGCTTTACGCCATTTTTTATATTGAGGATCTCCAAAATTTCTAAACATGAGCTAGTCCTGGTGGTGGTCCTCCCAAAACAAAATTAAGATGTCTAGCCGTTTGATTGGCCGATTCAAAATCTGAATACACCATATCAGAAACCAAGTCTTTAAAAGATATTTGTGGTTCCCATCCTAAAGAATCTCTTGCTTTAGTAGAATCCCCTTTAAGATAATCTACTTCTGCTGGCCTGTATAAGTTAGGATCTATTTCTAGATAATCTTCGTAGTTAAGATTAAATAGTCCAAAACTAATCTCAAGAAATTCTTTTACTGTGTGTGTTAATCCTGTAGCCACAACAAAATCTTTGGGAGAATCTTGCTGAAGCATCATGTGCATTGCTCGAACAAAATCCTTGGCGTGTCCCCAGTCTCTATTAGAATAAATATTTCCTAATTTTAAAGGACGATAATGAGAGCTATGTAAAAATCCATTTAATAATTGTGCTATATATTTTGTTATCTTACGAGTAACAAAGTTTTCTCCTCTTCTTGGACTTTCATGATTAAATAGAATACCACAGCAAGCATAGAGTCCATAACTTTCTCTATATATTTGAACCATTCTGTGGCTAGCTAGTTTTGCTACGGCATATGGACTCTGAGGAGCAAATGGAGTATCTTCGTTTTGGTATTTTCCGTCATTTCCAATAGTATAGTTTTCTCCAAACATTTCGCTTGTGCTAGCTTGATAAAATTTAGTTTTTGGAGATCTAACTTTGAGTGCTTCTAATAGATTTATTACCCCTGTTGCATTAATCTCAAAAGTTGTGGAAGGCTGTTTGAAACTAGTGCCAACATGGCTCTGTGCTGCTAAGTTATAAAACTCGTCTGGAGTATGTTTTTCTAGAACTCTAGAGCAATCGCTCGGATCTGTAATATCAAATTCTTCTAGTTTAAAGTTTGGATGTTCTAGAAGATGTTGTATCCTTTCAAAACTATTTGTGCTGCTTCTTCGATGTAGTCCAACAACGGTATATTCTTTTTCTATTAGTAGATCGGATAGATACGATCCATCTTGTCCTGTTATGCCAGTAATTAGTGCTGTTTTGCTCATAAGTTATTCCACACTGTCCGGAGTTAAAAATGGTTTATCTACTACTTTATCTTCGTACGAATGATATTCTTCTAATTTTGATTTATACTTATCTGTTGCCATGGATAGAATTTCCATTTCTCTACCTTCTTTTTCTCTTAGTGCTTCGTCTTCTAGCATTCTGATTAGTCCTACCCAAGAGCTTTTTCCATCTTCTATTCTTTTAATTCTTTGTTCTCGTGTTGCTTTTAAGTCTTTGCTGATCTTTTGTTGCTCATTTAAAAGCTTAGTATATTCATTAGTATAGTTCGCAATACTATTGCGAGCAAAGCTCAGTTGTGTTTCTAAGTTAGCTAATTTTGGAATATCTCTGTCACTTTCAGGTTTCTCGTATTCTCTATCTACTTGTTTTTGTAGTTTTTCTGTTTCTGCTATGTGTCTCTTACGTTCTTTCATGCTTCTATTAATTAGTATGTCTATGGTAATAAATTGCTTTATTTGCAGTTCTTCTGCTGGTAGAACGTCTTCTCTAAACTGCTTAATAAGTCCTATCCATGTGTCTTCAAAATATCTTAGTTCCCCAGTGTCTTCATCAAATTGTCTGAGGATTTCTTGCCAGAAGGTTTTAGAGTGTAGCTTTCTGCGCAGTGTCTCGTCATCATTCTTGTCTTCGTCAGAAACTAAGAGTCTATTCTCTTCTATATATCTTTGAATAGGAGGAGGATTTCGATTAAGAGACGACGCAATCTCAGCCACAGAGAGAGTCTCAAAATGTTCTCTTATGAACTGTTCTTCGTCGAGACTTAATTGTCCTCGTTTTCTTGGTACTCGTTTAGATTCCACTGGTTATCCTTTAATAGTTCTTGAATGTGTTTTTGAAGCTTAACTAATTGTTGTTTAGGAATTTTGGTTCCATGTTTCAGTTTTAAGTAACTCTCACGAAATTCTGCTTGTATGTTCTGATCTAGGAATTTAATGATTTCTTGGTTCTGTATATTAATAAATAGTTTGTCTTTAATCAAAGACTGATGAATATTTTCTTGATCGTTAATATACGAGGGTTGCATAATATTCTTTTTAGAATCATTACGGGTTGCCCAAGCAGCATATAGTTCACAATCCTGTTTATTAGTAAATTTGGAGCATTGATTAGATGAGCACTTGTATGTTTTATCAAAAAGAGGACAGGTCAAGCATGGCTTATCTGGTCTTTGATAGTTATTCCTCTTGTAATTAAAAAGACGATTTCTTACGTGTGTCCATAAAAAATTCTCTAGTGGTCTTTTATGGTCGTATCTTTCAAGGCCTTCCAAAGCAAAAATCGCTGCTTGCTGTTTCATATCATCGAAATCATGGTATCCGAATTTAAACTTATTCGCTAATCTTCTACTTATATTATCTAGTACGATTAAAAATTCTTCTTCTGAAACACCATGTAAATTAGGGATATTCTTTTTGCTTTTCTTAGTCCTTATTTGTATCTTCTTCTTCTTGTTTGGCATCTATTAGTTCTGCTATTGTTTTGGTTTGAACACATTCAAAGTCCGCCGATACGTCCTGTATGCTGCCAACAGCTTTGACTTCCAATATGGAGTCTGTAATATTAATTTCAGGATTTATCATATTTTCTCCTTGCACAAAACTTGTCAATATGTAGTATAATAGAGTTATATAGTCTTTAGTCAATATTTACACCAAAAGGAACCATTTTATGGCTAATTATAAAAAGTGGACAGACGCTGAATTAAAGTTCATTAACGAAAACCAAAAACTTCTTAGCGATGACGAATTGGCCAATAAACTTAGCCAAATGACTGGTCAAAATGTTACTACAAGCATGATTCGTAGACAAAGACGAAAGCTAGGAATTAAGAAGGCTAAGGGTCGAAGGCCTAAGATTAGGGTTGTTGAAAGTCCTGAGGAAAATAACACACAGAATGTTTGACTTACTAATAATGGTGAATAAATAATAAATTAGGGATAGCCGTAGTGGGCTGTCCCTTTTTTATTGAACGTTCTTTAAGCCTCGTGTAAAAACAAACCTGCGACCAGAACCAGAAGAAGACGCAGAAGAAAATCCCATTCTTTCTTGTTTGGTATGTTGAGTTGAAGATGTGTCTATTACAACCCTATTTGGATTGTGTATGTTCGGTCTTGCTTTATTTATCAATCCTATAAAAGATGTATCTTCTATAGATGGATAGACAGAATCGATATGTTCTTTGTGTTGTTTTGGGGCCCATGTAATAGTATCTAATAATTGAATTTCAATGTATGGATAGATTAGCACTGGAATTTGATATAATCCATTATGAAATTGATAAAGAATACGGTGTCCGTAATTATAGTAAGCTGAATTATTCATAAATATTTCTATATTAATATGGGTAGTTTACTTGACCTGGAATAAATTTACCATCATCTATAACAATTATGTCTCTTGGGGTAGGTGTTTCTTTAGAAATCTTAAGTATTGGAAAATTGGTCATCGGAACGCCAAAATTAGCATTAAGAGTAAGATTGTTTTTGATTGAAGACGGAATACTCGTATTAATCATTTGAGCCATGTTTACTGTGGTAGATAAATTACCTTGTATAAAATTAGATCTTGATGGAGTACTGGAATCTGGAACACCAGCTTTAGGAATCCTTGATCCGTCGTGTTTCATGAACGAACCGTCTGGTAAAAATACTCCATCTGAGTAATTTAATTGTCCATCATTGTCGGATCCTGTCTCGGGACCGCCAGGACCGCCAGGACCGCCGCCTGGACCGCCGGGACCACCACCCCCATCGGGGCCTGGATCACATGTCCAGCTTATATCAGAATCACCAAGACCAGCATCATCTAAAGCATAAGCAAAAGCGTCCCAGCTTGCTGCTCCTATAAAGGCTGCTATAGCTGGAATCTTTCTTAAACACGGACTAACTGTTTTGGCGAGACGTCCTCCATTTTTACGGAGTTCGTCAAATAGTTTTCCAACTGGACTAAGCGGATTAAGTTTTAATTTACCGTCTATAATAGTTTTATCAAATGTTTGTTTTATAGTTTTCATATTATTTAAATATGTATCATAAGTTGTTTTTGACATTCTAGATAAAGATGGATCACTTGGGGGTTTAAAAGCTGGTGTCATTTTACCAGTAACTGGATCAAATGTTGTTTTGTCAAAATCTATAATGTCTATAGTTGAAGGATAAGCACCATTTTTAATTAGGGCTTCAAGAAAATTAGCCTTATCTGTAGGGTTAAGTTTTGTTACATCAATCATATTTTGGTTATTTTTAAAACCAGTTAAAAATGCCGTTAGGCTTATACCAGCAACTGCTGTAGCATCTACGTAAGTGGTATCTGTAACATCTGTACATTTAGACTCTTCTCCACCAGAACATTCCCATGAAATATCATAGCTAAAATTAGCAGCAGCTGCTGTTGAACAATCTGCAGAATTATCTATTCCGCTAAGATCAGGAGCAGGAGGAGCAGGAGCAGGACCTAAGCCTCCTCGACCTGAACACTCAGCAATGAAATACTCATAGGCTTCTTCTTCTGTTTGAAAAGAGTTTTGATTACAAGGACGACTATATTCACAATCAGGAATGCAAATGTAGTTATTTTCATGGCAATTCTGGCAATATCCGTCACCGCAGCAATCACTATTTCCACTACATCCATAGCATATTACTGCCCATGGTCCTTTATATCCATTATTTACACAAGAACAAGTAGGAAGAACTTCCGGCGTACATACTGTGCGAGTAGTAGTAATAGGACATTGAGGAGGACTAAATCCTCCACCAGAGTCCGAACAAGAACCGCTACCTCCTGCAGGTTGAATTGAGGTTGGTGGTTTAATATAAGGATTATCAAATGGTGATATTGGCATAATGTGTCCTATTCTAAAGGATCGCCTAATGAAAAGTTATTAATGAATATATAGTTTTTTTTGTTAGATATGTCATCATGAATTGTCATAAACTTATTTAGTATTGTTTGTCTTTTTCTTGGATCTGGTATAACTTCTTCATGTATATAAGGATCCATAGAAACTTGAAGAGATAGTCCTGTTGGTTGTGGATTAGATGATCCTTGATTAGAAATAACTATGTTGCGTATTATTCCAGATCCTGTAACCCTATTAAGTGTTTGATATCCAGCACCAATCGAAGTTAAATCTACATAAGTTATAGAAAATTTATCGTTAGATGATATAACTGCAGATGAGTTACCATTAAGAGAAACATAAGGAAGACTTGAAGTAGAATTAAGATCCAGAGGTGGTGATAAAACCTCGTAATCTGATATTGATCCATTAATACCAGTACTTGTGATAATAAAATCACCAATAGTATTTCCACTATGCATTATATCAAAAGCTTGATAAGCAGAATATCCTGATCCTGGATTATTAATACTAAATGAAGCCTTACTAGGAGTAAACCAAGGCTTAGCTGTTGCTACAATCCCGCTGGGATGTTCTGGTGATGGTAATGTTGTTGTTGTACTCTTACTATAATTTATTCCAGAGTTAACTACCTTAATTCCTAAGATAGAAACAAACTGAGGATCAATACTTAGTCTGATATAATCAAAATATTTATTAGAGTTTTCTGGTCTATGAGCATGTAAACCACTTAACTGTCTATTACGAATCAAGCCACTAATAGAAAATTTATTACTGTTATCAGCCATTATAGGTTTCCTCTAGTAATTCTAATGAGTTGTATTTCATTAAAATATACCCCAAAATAAGCATAATAAGCTTAAAACTTTATGCTATTCTAAAAAAGTAAGTATAATTTTATATATACACTATTTGTTTTTTTAAAAAGAAGATTTGACCTGAGACGCCGACGAGTTACAATAAAAATGTTATGTCACCAATCCTGGAGAAAATCATGAAAAACCTACTATGTTCTTTAATGCTATTATTTATGCTGGCTAACTTAGCTTCTGCTCAATATCCAGTAGTTACTCAAGCATGGGTTCCTATGATGGTTAATACAACCCAATATGTTCCTTACAATTATGCTGTAACTAATTACTATACTACTATGGTTCCGGTTAATGTTCCAACGGTTCAATACTATCAAGCTCCATTGTATCGACCAGTATCTGAGGTAACTCCTTATGCTCAAACTTACTTTCCTTCATGTCGTTGGAATAGACCAACTTATTACAACTATCAGTATTATCCTTATCGGTATTGAAAAACTATGTGTGGTATAGTTGCTTACAAAGGCAAGCAGAAATGCTTGTCTTTTTTGCTTGATGGACTTCAAGCTCTGGAATATAGAGGTTATGATAGTGCGGGCGTATGCTATTTGGTGAACCAAACTTTAATAAATGTCAAACAGACTGGTAGCGTTGAAGATTTAAAAAAGGCCGTTAAAAACCCCGATATCGAAGCCTACAGCGGTATTGGCCACACAAGATGGGCAACACACGGAAAGCCCTGCAAAAGAAATTCTCATCCTCATCTGACCAGTGACAATAAATTGGCCATAATCCACAATGGCATTATTGAAAATTACCAAGAGTTAAAGGATAGTCTGGAAAAAAAGTATAAATTCAAAAGCGACACTGATTCTGAGGTGCTGTTGTATCAAATATATGAATTTGTGCAGGAAGGAAAGGATATTTTAACGAGCGTCAAATGCGCTCTTAGGAAAATTGTCGGGGCCTTTGCTATAGTGGTAATGGGGGAAAGCGGTCAAATGATAGTGGCTCGAAAGGGAAGTCCTTTGGTGATAGGATTGGGGGTAAATGAAATAATGGTAGGGAGTGATAGTGGGGCTTTTGGCGATAGGGCAAGTTTGGGGCTTGTATATTTAAAAGATAATAGTGTAGGGGAAATTACGGATAAGCTAACGGTATATGATTTGCATAACAATATAGAAACTGATTATGAAATTGAGCAGGTATATAATAATAGTTTGAGGGTGGAAAAGGGATCTTATGACAGTTTCATGCTTAAAGAGATTTTTGAGCAACCAAGAGTGATTGATGATTGTTTGAGGGGGCGACTTGATGGATATCGCATTAAATTGGGGGGATTGATTGGCTATGAGAATATATTTAAAAAGGCAAAGCATATAACCATAGTGAGTTGTGGGTCAAGTTGGCATTCTTCTTTGATTGCAAAATATTATATTGAGGAATTTTGTAAGATTAAAGTTAGTGTAGAGTATGCTAGTGAGTTCCGATATCGAAAGCCATGTATTGAGAAGGGGGATATTGTTATTGGGGTTAGTCAAAGTGGGGAAACCGCAGATACTATTAGTGCTTTAGAAATAGCAAAAATATATGGGGCGATTATTGTGGGGATTTGTAATGTTCCTAATTCTACCATAGCAAGAATGAGTGATTGCGGAATTTATTTACGGGCGGGTGTGGAAGTGGGGGTGGCTAGTACTAAGGCTTTTACTAATCAGGTGGTGGTTTTGTTGATGTTAAGTTTGTGGATTGAGCAGAATGTTGGGATTATGGGTTTGGATCACAGAAAAAGAATAATAGATGATTTGAGGGAGTTGCCGGATTTGACTGAGCAATGTTTGAGGTGCTATGAGAACGTGGAGTTTTTAGCAGAGAGTATGGTTGGTATGACTAATTGCTTGTTTTTGGGGCGTGGATATAATTTTCCAATAGCTCTTGAGGGGGCTCTTAAGTTAAAAGAGATAAGTTATGTTCATGCTGAGGGATATCCTGCGGCAGAAATGAAACATGGGCCTATTGCTTTGATAGATAAAAATATGCCGGTGATTGTTCTTGCTAATAATCTGGGGCAGTATGGAAAGATGGTAAATAATGTTAGTGAAATAATAGCACGAGATGGTAAGGTGATAAGCATATTTTCTGAAAATGCTGGGTTGGGAGATTATAAAATAAGGGTTCCTGTGGTATCTGATGCTTTGAGTCCGTTGATGGGAATAGTTCCTTTGCAGTTATTTTCTTACTACTCGGCAGTTTTGAGGGGCAAAAATGTTGATAAGCCAAGGAATTTAGCTAAAAGCGTTACTGTCGAATAATTAAATTTTCTATTGATTTTTCAAATTCTTCTACTAAGATTCGTAAAGGTGTAGGAACGCACGATTTAATCCTTTCTCTATTTAGGTAGGACACCAAATGAAAAAAGCATGGAAGTTAACTGGTCCAGAGTCTCTAGAAAATAAAACATTATTATCAATAACTCCTAATGATCCTAAATTTAACGATCAATGGGGTTTGCAAAGTATATCGGTCCAACAAGCATGGCAATATGGCACAGGATCTAAGGATATTGTTGTTGCTGTAATTGATAGTGGTATTGATTTAACTAATCAAGATTTAAAGAATAATTTATGGGTTAATCCTGGAGAGATAGCAGGCGACGGAATAGATAATGAGAACAATGGATATATAGACGATGTTAATGGGTGGAATTTTGCCAATAATAATAATGATGTTCAGGACCGATACGGACATGGAACTCATGTGGCTGGCATAATTGGTGCAGAAGGGGATAATGGTTTGGGGGTCACGGGGATTAATTGGAATGTAAGTTTGATGGCTTTAAAGTTTATGGATGATAAGGGTGTGGGTGATACCGGTGGAGCTATACGAGCCATGGATTATATAGGTATGATGAAGAATACTTATGGAGTAAATGTGGTGGTGGCTAATGCTAGTTGGGGAGGTCTTACTGGTTTTAGTAATATGTTATATGGGGCTATTAATAGATTGAATGATGTTGGGGTGGTGCTGACTGTGGCTGCTGGTAATAGTGGTAGCGATAATGATATTACTCTTAGATATCCTAGCTGTTATGATAGCGATAATATAATTAGTGTGGGAGCTTTGAGTAAATATGATGGGGTGAGTTTGGTTGGCTTTTCTAATTATGGAGCGTCCACTGTGGATCTTGCTGCTCCTGGTAGCATGATACTATCTACGATTCCATATAATAATTATGGATACTTGAGCGGAACCAGTATGGCGGCTCCTATGGTTGCTGGAGCGGTTGCCTTATTGAAGTCTATTAAGTCTAGTCTAACTGTATCAGAAGTTAAAGCTGCTATTTTTGGATCAGTAGATAAAATTCCGGAACTATTTGGAAAGGTGGCAACAGGAGGAAAGTTGAACGTGGGGGCAGCCATGGCTAATGTATTGGGGGTTCCTTATGACGGAAACATATTACCAACAGGAGCCATAACGAGTCAGAATTTAAGAAATATTAGTGGATGGGCCAAAGATCTTAACTTTCCAAACTCTAGTATTCATGTGAGACTAATAATAGATGGTGCAGATAGCGGGTTGGTATGGACTGGGGTTGGTGGGTCATTTGTTTTTAATCTGGGTGGTCTGACAATAGGGGAGCATGTTATAAGCGTTGAGGCTAGAGACTCTCAAACAGGATCTTGGACCTCTGTAGCATCATCTAAAGTTACTATTCCTCCTCCGATTGTTAGAGTGGGATATCTAAGATTAGATAGAGTTGCTGGATGGGCTTTTAGTGAAAGATCAGGAGCTTCTCCGGTTCTTGTTAGAGTAGTTATTAATGGAAGAATAGTATCTGGTCGGTGGGCTAACTTGTATAGACCAGCGCTAATTCCGGTGGTTGGTAGCTCCAGACACGGATTTAATATTCCGTTGAATAGAAACTGGTTTCATAAAGGAGCTAATAACATGACGATTCAAGTTTATGATCCAATATCGAAGCAGGTTTCAATAGCTTGGGAGAGAACCATAAATAAATAATAAGTGGCTATTAAACTGGCCAATTATTTTATAGGGGCCGGTATTGTTTATGGACCACCCGGCCTTTTTCAGCAAAAAAGCCTGAGAGCTTAGTAAAACAGAAAAACCCCCTAAGTCTATATCCCATAAGGACTTATGACGAGTATCGGATGCCCGTATTTGACGTAAGTCCTTTGTTGTAAGGTACTTAGGCAAGTCTGCGAGTCTGGCATGACATTTGCTGCTCAAACCTTACGAAAATGTAAGGAAATTTTCTGCTTGCAAGCAAAGTTTGGGTTGGTATAATGTCGATATGAAGAATAAGAGAAAGAAAAGAGGAAAAAAGATGGAAAATCTGAATTACGATCTGGTTTCTGACTGCTGTGGTGCTGGTTGTGCTTTTGAGACCGGTGAGGGTAAGGATAAAATCGGGATTTGCATGGATTGCAAGGAATGGTGTGGTGTGGTAGAAGATATTCCGGAAGATGAGGATATGGTGAAAGCATTGAAAGATAATTCCATGACGATGGAAGAATATGATAGCCTGCCCGATTACATCCCCGGTCTTGACGACGGAGAGGGTTGGGACCCCATTATGGGGGATGCTGAAGATCATATCGAAACGGATGATCAGTGGCTCGACGATTTCTGTGGCGAAGAGGATTTTGCCTGAACCTTACGAAATTGTAAGGAAACTTTCCGCTTGCAACCTACAGAATACTCTGTATAATGTCGATATAAGAACAAGAGAACGATAAAGAAAAGGGAATGAAAATGATCACCATCAACAATCGCGACGAACTGAACAACCTCCTCTATGGTGCTGATTCGACCAGCCCCGAAACTTTGGTTGGAATCGCTCGTATCGGCGGCGAGTTGCTCGCTGAGGCTTTCCACTATTACGAACTGAGCGACGGGACCGCTTCCATCGGAGATTTCTTTCCCTGCGGCGATGAGGGTGAGGGGATCAATGTTGATCGCGACGGAAACATTCTTAGCGATTTTCTCTACTACTGAACAATGTACAGTAGTGTACAATGATTCGACGTAAAGCCTTATGCTATAAGGACTTACGACAAATCCGGCCCGCCCCTTTTGACGTAACTCCTTGATGCGTATATACTTACAGCAAATATAAAAAATATTATGTTTGGCATGAAATTATATTTCAAAAATCCAAAGATTTCCCTTGCAACGGTCGATACATACTGTATAATGAAAGCACAAGAGAACGATAGGACAAAGGAAAAGAAAATGACCAACGTATCTTTCGACATGGTGATGGCTGGCGTTCGACAGGTGTTCGGCAAGGAATCGTATCGTGTTCGGGTCGTCCACTCTGGTGCATATACGAAAGTCGAATCGAAGGATATGTTTCACTCTGTAACGATCAAGTCGAATGAGACGATCATGGAAAAGCTGAATGAGCTGTTCTATGATGTGGTGTGTGAGGATTGTGCGTCGGGCATCTAGGCTTGACAACACCATAGCGTATACGGTATAATAGAACCAACACAAGAAAGAAAAGGAAAAAGATGTTTCAGACCAACTATAAAACTGTGACGAATAACCTTGACAAGCTTTTCTCTGCTATGCGAGCTGGTAAGTATCACTGCGTGCTCGACCCAAGGGGTAACGCTCATGTGGGCCTTATCAATGGTATCATGCGTGAAGATGGTAGCGGAAAGAATTGGATCGTAATAGTGACCAACCGTACAGTAAGCGAAAAGGTCTTCATTCACGCCTCATGACCTAAAGCCTTACCCTATAAACACTTAGGGCGAGGCCGGGCGCCCGCATCTGATGTAAGTCCTTATCTCATATAGGCTTATGAACCTTACGATATTGTAAGGAAGAAAACTATTGCTAGAGCTTGACGTTGGTCGATAATAGGTGTAGAATAAGAACACAAGAAAGAAAAGGAATCCCAA